GTACACCTAACGGGCCAAAGCCGCAGACGCAGCTGATTGATGGCCAGTACGCCAGTGGCGGAAAGCCGGGTGGTGGCCAGTACACCGAGGCATGGATGCCGGGTGGTGGCCAGTACGCCAGTGGCGGAAAGCCGGGTGGTGGCTAATGGGATATGAACTACCGCAAATCCGAGAGCCGGGCGGGGGCGTAGACTGGCGCCAGATACTGGACTTTGTTATTCCGGGCAATGTGTGGAACAGCCGGTCTAACCAGTATCGTCCTATTGGTATGGCAGCAGGCGCTGCGTCTATGTTGGGCGGCCCGTTAGCCGGAGCCGCAGTAGAACTTGGTGGACAGCTTAGTAGCCGCATGCCACAGATGCCGCGCTTCAGCAATCCGTTCGCCAGCTCGGGCACACCAAGCCCCGGACGTGAGAGAGCTGTAGTCCCGCAATGGCCGCAGGATTCTCCGCCTTCACGGGCAACTGTTGCCGCTATGGAGCGTGCTATGGGGGCTCAGCAGCCTAGCCGTGGCATGCCAATGCGTGGAGGTTTGGGGGGATACAACGGAAGTTCTATCTCGCAAGCACGCGGCCTAGGTGAAAGCCAGCGCCGGAATAGTGATTCTATCATGGCAGAACAGATGGCGTTCATGGAGAGAATGCGCAACCGCAACGATGCTCTAATGGAGAGGTAATATGTCAGAGTACATGGGAGAAGTAGTAGAGCGCATCGCGCGATTGGAGACAAAGATGGATGCAGTAGAGTACACGTACAGAGAAGCCAAGACGGATGTTCAAAAGATTAAGGACAATCTGGAGACACTGATGCGCAAGATCGAGCGCTATGAATCCAAGCTAGGTGGAGTATTCTTGGCGGCTACTGCGCTGATTGCGTTTATCAAACTAGTAGGTGAAACCGGCTGGAAGTGGCTAGTGGATTTCTTCTCGTGATTGTGCTCTTGGTCCACGGCTTCAACGTCGATGACCCGGAGCGCACCCTCGGGGGTGTAGGTAAGCACCTCGTCGATAGGGGCCACGACGTACACAAGTTCTGCTACGGGCACGCAGGATTTATGGACGTACGATTCGCCAACGAGAATCTAGCACACGCACTCGTGTCACAGGTGAGATCCATTCGCAAGCTGCGTCCCGGAGTGGAAGTAGTACCGGTGGGTCACAGTAACGGATGCGCCTTGATTCACACTGCTGCCGGTATTCAAATGGAACCACTATTTACCCGGATGGTGTACATTTCCCCGGCCATCGACAACAAAGCCGAGCTACCGCCACTCATCACTGATTGCGAAGTACTGCACAATCGGGGTGACAAAGTGGTTTCGCTCGGCTCTTTCCTACCATTTCACACGTGGGGTAACATGGGCAAGGTCGGCTACCGGGGTATTGATGCGCGGTATACCAACGTGGACTGCTCTGCTTATGTGTCGGGACACAGCGATTGGTTTACACCAGAGAAGCTTGGGTTTACAGTAGGCAAACTGGACGAGATCCTTACTTAAGTACTCCGCATCCCGTAGGGATTTAAGAGGCTACTCCTCTACCTGAATGTAGTAGCTCCACCTCTTACCCTGCCTATGTCGAGCAAAGTCCCACGTACCTAAGTCAATGTACTGGTCTGAACTCATGTAGTATGGCGGTTCATCCGGATTGTCTATGTCGTGGCACTTGTCGTACAGCAGACGAAGCTGGTACAGCTCCTGCAATTTCTCCGGTGAGAAGTGTGTTACTTCTTTGAACATAGTCACTCTTCCAGTTGTACGAAATAACGACCAATAGCCACACCAATCTTGCTGGGTTCCCACGAGCACTTGCAGTATATCAGGTGCTCGTAATTCTCAGCTCCGTTGTGATACAGCAGTATTCCTAGTTTTGCCAGCTCTTTTGCTTTGCTTAGATCGGTCACTACTTGACGTACTATCAACGGGTACTCCTACTTCAAAGGTTGTGACACCGTAATCGACTTTGGTGCCAGCATCGTACAGTGCCGCCGCCCTCACGGCGCCTTCTGCATTCATGCTTAGAAGCATGTACCCCATAGCGTACTCCTGACCGGAGCCTATAGCTATGGGTGCATCTACTTCTAGGGGGTCCATATCCCAATGGTACAACGTAGATTTACCAGTAGTCAAGTCAACAACCAGCACTTCGTTGGTGTCATCTAGAGCAGGGGGATCTCCCCCACTCGTGAAGTAGTCGATGACTCGGTTGAACATCTTTGAGCTACCAGCAAAGCCGATAGCTAGATCACGGACTCGTACTAGCTTATCTCCGTAGCACGTACCCCAGAATCTATCGGCGGCTATTGTAGCCCCATCGTACGCTATAGTTGTCATGGAGCGGTAACGTGGGTATTACACAAAATAGTGCCCGGAGGATAGCCCGGTGGCACTCCACCCATTCTCCGATCTTGATCTGGGCCACTCCAGTACGCTGGTGGCTTAGGAGGATCAAAGAATTTACTACGCTGCACCTTCTGTAGCACAGACACGGCCAACACAGCAGCTGCATCGTCAGCAACATCCGTCTCTACAGTAATCGTGACCGGTCCATCTTGTACCGTGATCTTATACGCCATGATTAGAACTCCAGTGGTTTGTCGTCATCGTAGTCATCATCTTCTTCCATGCCCTGCAGCCAGTACACGGCACGGTTGATAAGCACTTCTGCTGCAGCAGGATCGTCCATGGCCAGCTTGTCCAAGGAATCTTCCAGCAGTCCAATCACTAGGGTGCGTTCGTTTTCTGTCATGTGTTACTCCTCGATTTGTAGATAGAATTTGTACCGGGCATTCCACGCTGGATCGTGCATTTCGTACTGCGCTATGTCCCAGTGTCGTCCTTCAATAGGCTGTATCATATCCCACCCAAGCTCTCCATACTGCGGCCTAGATGGGTCTGTTTCTCGTACGTACCAGCTATCCCAGAGCATTCCTGCTGCGCCGAGTTCCATGATGGTCGGCATGTCCGTTATCTCTTTGAACATAGTTACTCTTCCAGTTGAATTGCATACGCCACTGTGCCGCATAGTATATTCATAGAGTACTCATGCAGCTGCACAATTTCTGTGCCAGTCCACGCTACTGGATTCCTGTACTTGGAGTAAGCCGCGCACGGTCGCCACTGCGTTGAATTTGCCGTCTTCCAGTAGAGCACACCCGCCTTCTCCAGCTCTTTTATTTGTGCTAGATCTGTAATCTCTTTCCACATATCACACACCCACTAGTGTTGTGCCGCTAGCTTTCTCTGCTACTGTTCGTTCCCGACTCCACGATCCGCAGTCTTGGCAGTGCAGCCTATGATACCGCGCTACCTTGGTGATGTGGTAGCCCCGACGTTGTACATGTGAACCCCCGCACGTAGGGCACCTAGAAACGTCTGTAAGGCCATCGTGTACTACAGTGCTAGGGTGGTTAGGTATCCAAGGCAAAAGACGCTTGTAGAGCTTCTCAAGCAGGAATACGTCCTGTTTGTTATAGGTCTCCATGGTCCGCTGATCTTTCTTGTTACCCGCCTCTACTCCCGTCCACAGATCCATGCCCTTGTGGTGGGTCTTGGCGCCTAGCCCCAGCTGCTGACACACGAAGTCCAGCTTGTTGGATACGAACTTGAATTGCTTACGCACGGTACGGTACAGGTCAATGCTCTTTGATGGACTCGGGGGTGTAAGACCGGCCAGCAAGAACTCCCTGTTAAGGGTTGGAAGATCGAACTTGTTGCCGTTGTAAGTGATGACGGCATCCGCTTCCGACAGTACCTCGTGCATCTTCTGTATCATGGAATCAAACCCATCTTTCCATTGTGACACGAACACCATCTTCTTGTCAGATTCACCCACCCACTTGTATGCTGCGCATAGAGTGCGACCCGGGGCTTTGATCTGGTTGATCGAGATGTTCACACCATATAGGCCCCACACGGCTGCGGTTGTCGGCGATGTTTCAAGGTCTAAAAGTAAGATTTTCATCGGCGTCCTTTGTAGTTTCCGGCATATTAGACAGCACTCCATCTTCCATTGACTTGAGGGCATTAACACAAAATGTTCGCAGTTCTGCCTTGGAAGCGCAGCTCTTCATGCTATTGGCTAATTTACTTACAGGAGTATCTTCACAGAGTATTCTCTACGGTAGGTGCAGCCTCTACTGTATCAGCGTCCAAGAAAGCGCACAACCACCCCTCCGGCTGCACATAGCGATAGCGTATACCATTGTCGTCTACCCACGCATATACTCTATCTGCTCGATATGCATACTCAAACGGTGCGGACACAAATGCTACCTGACCGTCTTGGTTGAGACAGACCAGTTGTGTAGTACTGTTCAATGTGTAACTGTCTCCGCACGCCGTAAGTGCCATAACCAACACTGCTGCTGCAATTACTCTAATCAGTTTCATTCAACCACTCCTCCGGCACCGTGCCAATTGCGTACTTGAAACCGTGGGCTGTTGCCCAGTCTGAGTACTTAGTCTTGCTGCCTTTACGTATGGGGTTATCTCGCTGGAACACAAATCGTATATCAGCAAATGGATTGGATCTTTGTACGTGTAGCATCTTCTTGCGGGTATCGCTGTCAAGTAGTCCCTTCACTTCCAAAACGAAGCTGCGTCCCTTTACCGTGAAGTCGGGGGTGTACACATGCCCGCTCTCTGGTACAGTATAGTGCATCTTCTCCTTCTCGTACAGGTACTTGGCGCCCATCTCCGTAAGATCGTCGGCTACTTTCTTCTCTAGCTTGGAGCGTACTTTGATACCCGTCTTGGTAGAGATCGTTGGTTGTGGATGCTTCTTAGCTGCCTTTAGCATTACGCTGTCCCTAATAGGATATCGTCGTTCTCTTCTAGCCAACGCTGCAGTTTTTGCAGATCCCCGGCATCCCACCCCTGTTCCAATGGGTCTAGAGTTATGCGTAAGTGCCCTGTGGTTGTGCGCCAAACTACACCGTATCTTTGACGAAGCGGATCTCCGGGGATATACTTTGCTAGCACGTTACCATCTACAATACCAAACATGATATCTACTCCTCTAGTTGGATAGCAAATTCGTATTGGTTGAAGAGCGCCGCGTCAGCAGCCATTATTTCACTGGGAGGATTGTGCAGTGGGCTATCTAAAATCCATTTAGGGCTACTTCCACTATATAGGCTTTTGAAGTATAGCAACCCTTCACGGTGGTATAAATCGGCCTCTGCTGGGTCAGTGATTACGCGCATCATGTCAGTGCAACCTCATGTTGAGGCAAGCAAGGCCCCGGATAGCAGCCGTCATCATCTTCTTCCCGTCTGCGTTGGTGTCGGAGATCAGCTTGTAAATAGCCTCTGCGCGAAGTTGATCTTGCATCTGCGGAGTGCCGATGTAAGCCATCGCCATAGCTTCCTCCCCACCAAAGATAAAGATCACACCATCCTTGGGAAGCTCTACATCTTCTGGACGCATCGTCTGCAACTCTGTCTCCATATCAGGGCACCTTGATAAGATCTACTAGATCCTTGGCTGCCTTGACGTGCAGCAGATCATCGTGGCTGACTTGCACCTGAGACTCGGCCAACTCCGCCACACTGCGCATAGCGGCTAAGCGTGTGTGCAACGCCATGACCTTGTGGTATGACTCCCATCCCATATCAACGACCAGCTTAGTACGCGTGCCTCCACGCCACAGGGACACCAGATCCCACCACGGCGGAGATACTTGTACGTACTCACCGAGTTTATTAGTGCCATCCTCCAATGTATCGGCAATGGTTTTGAGGTTACGGATAGGCTTATCGAGCAGGTCGAGTACAACTTGTTTATCTAACGATATGTACATAGGATCACCTCGGTACGAATGGGGTGGTATCAATTACAACTGGGTAGCAGAAGCCGTTATCATCTACACCGTAGTCAGGGTCCATCTCCATAGCGCAGCGTGAGCACGTCTCAGGTGTGTGGTAGTCGTCGTCTTCGTGTAGAAATTCCTCGGGGCGGATGTGTAGCTGTGCGCGTGGAGGAAGTACTACGTCTGCAGCCCGGGCATTCTCGATAAGGATCTTCTTAGGCAGTCGGTGTTCTTTCTTAGGATCTACTGTGTGGGTGGTACTGTACTCACTGCGTGAGTGGCTCATCACTCCTCCGACATATAGCCATATTGCTCTTGCGGTGCAACTCTAGCTGATACCGCCCATGACGCCAGAAGACTTTCCCGAGTACGATCAGACACACGCGGAGGCACTGGCATGGGTGGGCTGGTAGTGTTCCTCTTGCACCACAACAGGCCCAATGCCCACAGATCATATTGTTGTTCTAGGGACGGTACTCTTACAAAGGTGGTTGCCATACATCGTCCTCTTTCTTCCAGATGTACAGCAGGTTAGCGTGCTCAGTCAGCACCGTATCGCCATTGCCGGGATACGCGTCTGCATACATCTTACGACAGGTGTTGTACATCTCTTGCTCGTCACGGCACGCGTCAATGATCTTGCGTGCTTTGACTTTACCAATACCCGGGATTCCCCGAATGTTATCTGTTCTATCCCCTTCGAGCAACTGTATATAAAGGAATCGCATCGCCTCATCTTCCGGTACCTGAAACAGTTCCAGCTTCTTGTAGTTGTAGTGCCACCCGGGGATTTGCAGCAGGTCTTTGTCGATGGCTACTATACACCGATTATCCGGATCTTTCAAGTACTCGATGGCTACAGTGTCATCAGCTTCCTTACCTTCGACGATCTTAGCACCCCACATATCTACTAGATACTGTCGTACGTCTGGTAGATACTGCGGCTTGGGCTGGGTACGATTACCCTTGTACGGTTGAGTCACAGCAATGGTGTCCCGGAAGTTACTCTTACCAGTGAGGTACACCTGCATCTCCAAGCCCCTATCGAATACGTCTTGGATAGCTTCCATCTGTTTCTTGGCATTATGCAAGGCAAAATTCAAGGGCTCGTCATCTTTGACGGCACCACTGGCGGCATAGCAAATAGAGTCTGCGTCACAAATTGGTACAAATGGATGGCTCATACGTCCCCGTGCTTTGCTTTTAGTTTGTGTAGGAGAGCAATCTCTCTTCGATTTTCTTTCTTGTAAGCTTCCCACGCCTCTACTGCGTGCTCCCACTCTGGCTTCAGCTCTGCCACTGAATTATAACTAACCTGTAGGCACAAGTACTTTTCGTAGGTAGACCACAACCCTTTCGAGGTTACTCCATCAATAGATGTCAGTGTCACAAACGTATCGGCGGAGTCTGTTCCGGTCTGATAATACTGGATGTCAATGGTGCAGATGGGCTGCATGCGATACAGCTTGATTGCTAGCTCTGGTGGTTTATCCATCAGCTACTCCTCCAACAAGACTGCGTAGTATGCGGTCAGCCCGCTATCCACACACCATACAGATGGTGCCATCCGCCCCTCATTACCGGGCCTATAATCGTGAATAGGCACCCACGAGCCACTTTTGGGCACTGTTCCATCAGCGGTGCAGGCGAGCCACAACAGGCCCTGCTTCCACAGCTCATCAGCTCCTTCCATATCGGTAATGATCTGATACATGCCTACTCCTCAAGCATTAGGGCATACTTATAAATACCACGCTTAAAGTACTTTGGAGAGTACTCATCCATTGTAGTGGTGTCAACAACCCAGTCGTCTGCTTCGGAAGTAACCCCAAAGTACCGTTTTCCTTTATGGGTGTGGGCTACATACAATATGCCAGCGCGCCAGTAATCCTCTATACCGGGATCGTCGATAGAGATCTCTAGGAAAGCCACTAGTGTATCCTCTCTGCTTGTTGCTGCAAAAGAAACCCCCGACTAGCGGGGGCTCTTATGTCACGTTAGTACTTCAGTCCAATATTACTTACGACCGAACGGATTGCTGCCAAGCGGTGCCGTGCTGGCCCCTGACGTAAGGATGAAGTGGTCCAAGCTACGCTTGGCCAGCAGCGGAAGATCCGCAATACGCCACCCCTTACTACGCACGCTACCACTGAGCGTCGTCAGATCATCCGTCACTGCAAAGGCATCCGGGATCTCGTTCTCACCAAGCTGGAACGTGCCGTCTTCCTTGAAGACAATCTGATACGCCGGCCACGACCAGCCCTTGTAGTTGCTGCCACCGATGAAGGCGTTGAGCATACGGGAGTTGGCGCAGTTGGTGCCGATGATGAAGCGCTGCAGTCGATTGATGCCCGGTACGGTGAGGGTATCCTGAATCAAGATCCACGGCTGCTTGGAGCGCTCCAGTGCCCAACGGCGAGTAGCTTCATCTGCTGACTCCAATGCTGCCGATACGAAGTCATCCCACGTACGGACCCGCACAGCGCCGTCCTCTCGCGGAAGAGTAACGCCGTTGTCTTGGTAGGACACCGTAGTGGGCGGAGCCGTAACATCTGCAGTAACTGCGTACGGAATATCCGCAGCCACGCTCTTCTGCGTCAGCTCGATGTACCGATCATCCAAGGCGTGGATCTGCTGCAGGCGGTCATTGATAGCTTCGACGATTGCAGTCGGGGAGTTGGTCAAATTTTGAATCTCCGTTGAGGTGATGCTAGCCATTTGTTTCTCCGAATAAAAATGGAACGTCCCTGTTCCGGGGCACCGTTAGGTGCTAAAGAAAGGTGTTAGCCCAACCAGATAGCTACGACACGCTCGTTATCTCGGCGCATCTGTCGTGCCTTGGTGCGGCTACCAGTAACTCGTGCAAGGTTTCCGGTCTTGGCATTCTTCAAGCCCCAGCCCTCCGGGGGATTGTCGTTACCCAGATCTCGGCGATACTGCTCGTTGTACATGTAGGCAGTAATGCCGGTAGTGTCGCACTTGGTGGGACGGGCAGAGAACATACCCTTCGAGTTGAGATACAGACGAACCTTAGTCGTTGCCATGCACATCCTCCAAAGCAATTACAGCCTTCAACAGCTGTTCTATGTTTACTTCCGCTTCACGTCCTTCGATGTCGATGACACACTTGCCCTTCTTGACGAAGGCGCCACTGCGAAAGAAGTTAGTGATGGCTACGTCGGTGTCACTGTACATAGCCGGTACTCGTACTGCAATGGTGTTAGCCATGTGTTTCTCCGTTAGGAATTGGAGCCGGGGATAGGAGTCGAACCTACAGTCTACGGTTTACAGGACCGTTGCCTTACCATTGGGCTACCCCGGCTAGGTGTTTCGAGAGCGGCAGCACCCACTGCAGATAGGTGCCGTTTGTCCCCGCTTAGTTACTATGGTCTTGCAGAACTGGGACGCGCCGTAGCGCTGTGGTTCTACCTAGCAACTGCTCTGACAGGATGCTCTCGTACAACGACGGCAGTACGTCTGTGTTGCCCTGCTTTTATGGTTGTCCGTAGCAGTCGTTGTGTGTGTTAGATACTGCTACTGCACCATGAATTACTGCAGATACCGCACTGAACATCCATGTGTTCTCGTAAGGACGGGACTGCAGCCAGTACTCAAACCCGATAGCTGCTACCTTTAGCCCAATTAAGGCTCCCGCTGATGGGTGCTTACCAAGAATTGGGTTACTCTCCTCACATCCCGAGCCGCTGTTGAGAGAGGTAGCCAAGTCCGCAATGTGTGCAACCGTGGAGACGGACCACGCCCACTTCTCTTTCTGAGTCCAGCTACCAACAAACATTCCTTGAACAGACTGCTCAACATCCGCCCGTGTAACAACGTCTACTTCTGGTGGAGGAGCTACTGCCAAAGCTGCAGCCAGTGCAAGCGCAGTCAACATACTATTCTCCCTTAACTTCTTTAACCAATTCTACCACATCTTTGATCGTATTACCACCCGGCTGTACCTTCCCGGCATCAACTGTTACATCACGTTCATAATGTTGGCGCAGCACCCATGTCGCAAACGTAAACAGCTGTGCGTCCGTGGCGTCTTGTTTCATAGAGTTAGCCAGTTTAGATATTACCTGTATGTTTCCCTTCACATATCCCTTATCAGGATCTATCCTGTCTATTGACACAGACCATTTGTGTGCCCCGTTTTTGGCAAACTCTATAGGAACACCGAACACGGGGCACGTATCTGGAATCACTACATCCTCTGGAGTAAGATCAAACGGGATGCCGTACTTTTTGCAGCGACAGCGTATGCACGCCAACCTACGCAGTACCTTATTTTCTCGCAGACGTGCTTGTTTTTGTGCTTGTTTTTGTCGGGCTGCGTACTCAGGATCGGATGCTGCTCTCTCTTTCCGTTTGTAGTACGCGTCTCTTGAGCTGGCTAGGCAGTGCTCTAAGTGGCGCTCTCTGTACGTTTTCCATTTTGGTGTTTTTACTTCTGTAGTCATAGTTACCTCCGAGAGTTCTGGTATTAGACCTAGGTTATGCTACAGTAGTTCCTGAAACTGCAACGTCACTTGTCTCCTCCTTTGGCTGCGTCCAAGATAGCTATCACATCTTTTACTGGATTTGCGCCTTGCCCAACAGAGGGGGCTTCTACCTTTACGTCACACTCTTCCAAGGTAACGGCAATTCCGGCAGCAAGTACACGTCCGGTGTCTACAGTCAACGTACAATCATCTCCGGTCTTTTGGTACTTGTACACTGCATTTCCTGAGAGCCCCGCGCAGCCCGTCATGCATAGGGCCGGCAGCGCTACAAGCGCCACTAGGACCGGGGTCCGTAGGGTGGCTAGGGGTAGCCACAGAAACTTCGTCACAGCTCTTCTCCTTGCGTTGTAGGGGCAGATTTAGATACCACACACCCCACCTTTACAACTGTCGTTGTCTTCAAAGATAGCATCACCATTTGCTACTGCTTCTGCGTAAGTGCATTCCGTCAGTGGTTGTCCTCCTCGGCTACCGTCAGGGTACACAGTGAAGCCACGAAGACGTGGAGCATAGCGGCTAAGCGTAGCAGCAAACTCTTCCACTGTATCTTCATTGTTCTCGTCACTGCCCCATGCTGGTAGGTTGATAGTGGAACTGATGGCCATGTCAACGTAGTCCTGTACGTCAGCTTGGAATTTGATACGCTTCTCGTAATCATGCGACATACCGTATGCAGAGTCAATGCTCTCTGGAGCAAGTCCGTACTCTTCAATCAGAGTCTTAGCCGTGCCGTCAATAACATACTGGCTGAACCACTGGCGCGATCCCTTCAAGTACCTACGCTTGTAAGCTACTGCAAACAATGGCTCAATACCCGTAGTAGTCCCAGCAATCATGCCAATAGTACCCGTAGGGGCAATTGCCCGATACGCCACAGGTCGCGAGATATGCAGCGCGTCGCACAGTTCGTCGGCCCCTTTCTTTGAGTACTCCCGATACACCCACAGCCAGTTGTGCAGCTCAGGAGTAACCTCATAGCTGTACCCACGTTTCAGCAACCACTCGTGCATACCCATCAAGCCCAAGCCGAGGCGCCGGTTCTTGTCCCTGATCTGCCGTACTTTTTCAAAGGGCATGTCAGCGCATAGAGTACCACAGGTCAAGAACTTGGATGCCAGTGTAACTACGTCCCTGAACTCTTCAATGGACTCTATGCGACTCATGTTCACGGAGCCAAGGTTGCAGCAGTCACTGTCGTCAGCGCTGGTCACTTCCGTACATGCGTTACGCAGCGTCTCGTTCTGCTTAGTTCCAAAGTTGAAACTGAATCCCGGCTCGCCAGTACGCAGTGCCTGCTTCACATTCTGCAGGAAGGTAGCGTCCTTGTCACGGTCCTTCATGAACAGCCATGCGTCGTCGTAGTTCAAGCTGACGTTGGTCATGTCGAGAGGTGCGTGATAATTGAAGTCCTCTTGCTTCGCATGCCACACGGTGTACGGCATACCCCCGTCCGCTAGCTGGTTGCCGATACGCATGTCATGCCAGTCTTTCATCTTCAGGAATGAAGTAGCGTCTCCGTGCTTCCAGTTCAAGGAAGCGTAGATTGCTGAACGACGGCTACCTCCCTGCATAACATTGCGACCAGTCTCATTGACACTATGCATCAGCGGGATTGGACCACTGGCCTTGCCGCCCGTGCGCTTCAGGTGTGTGCCCTCACTGCGGAACACTGAGTAGTCAATGCCAATGCCACCCCCCGTCATCAAACAATCCGACGCACGCTTCAGCAGTGAGCCCCACTCTTCTCGGGTGTCTTCCTCTCCCTTCAACAAATAGCAGTTGTTGTATGCCTTGAGTGGGCGTCCTGCGTAGTACAAGTACCTGCCACCGGGGATGAACTTCATGTCCGTTACGTACTGGGTCAGCTCCTGAATGTCGTCTTGAGTAATATATCCCCTTGTCTCAGGGCATCCAAGTACTTCACGTACGAGTTGCTCTGACAGCTGGGGCCACGTATAGGCCCCCTCATGGCTGTACTTCTGGTTGTAGATGTTCCGGCCAATAGCCGTGCGGAATTGGTACGCCATTAAATCTCCTTGTCAATTTTGTAGGCACACTCTAGATCTTCTGGCATACGCATCACTTGTGCATATGGCACCCGCACACCAACATTGGAGCGGGACAGTGTAGACAGGTATCGCTGGCAGGAGTTGCGCTCCGGACATACGTAGTCATGTTGTTCACCCAAGCAACGCGAGGTATCAAACGGCAGACTCACGGCTTCTCCCTCTCTGGATGGTCAGCAAAGTACCGGGCGATCTCTGCATCCCAGCCTGCGTTCTTCCTGTCTACTTCATTGGCAATCTCTCGCAGCAAGTACGAGGGCCAGTACCCGCCTTTGGATAGATCTGGAAGGAACTCGTAGTGCCCAGATTCTGTAGCAACCAGTTGACCGAGCACTACTTCTCCAAGGCATACGTTGTTGTCTTTATCTATTCGCACCATCTTGCGATAGCTCACAGTACCTCCGAGTCGTCATCATCCGGGGACAGCTTAACCAGATCCGTAATCACCAGCTTCTTGAGGGAAGCGCTGATGCCTTCCTTGTTCTTCCACGTCCAAGACCACGGCGATACAGTAGCGATACCCTTGCTACCGTTGCCAATGATGTCCGTAATCTTGGTGCCGTGCTGGTCCACGATCTCCATCGGCATGGTGCTCTTGCACACAACGAAGTTACCTTGCTCCGGCTTGTCCTCACGGAAGCGGACGGGGATACCCATGCCCTTGAGGTTGGTCACTGCCGCATCGGACAGATTTCCAAGAGTAAGCTCGTACTTTCCACTCATCTCGGATACCTTGGTGTGGTAAACCCAGAACAAGTCACACGCCATCTTCACGATAGATCCATTAGCCATTGTGTTTCTCCTATTATGAATTATCTGCTGGATCAGTGTCTAGCCAATCCCGGCAAGCAGCAGTAACTTTCTTTGACATCTCTACGTTAGCTTCTGGGGTAGCTGCCAGCCACGTAACACCTATGGCCGCAGTGTACCCCTGCACTTGCAAGTCCGTGATGCCTTCAGGCAAGTCGTAGAAGTTTAGCAGGAACCCGTACTTGTTAGTTTCCGTCATCGCACGACACTGCCATTGAACTGGCGCGGCCAGCATAGACCTTGCTTCCGTCGCCCTCGTTTGCCTTGGCCTCTGCTAATCGGCTTGGTTACGTAGGCGCTCATTGGCCGCCCGCCTTTGCCAGCGCGGCTGCCGTCGCTTCCAGCGCCATCGACAATTCCAGCGCGGTCATATCATCCCATCGCGACCACATCTTAAGCGCCTCGTACATATCCGGCGCTGCGGAGATTAGGCGGGCGTCTGTAAGCATGCGTTCGCGCACGTGGTCAGTAATTTCACCGCATCGCTTTTGCCCGTACTCAAAGCCTGACAAGTACACTGGTCCAATCATCAAACCGACAGTAGTGCAGTCGTAACCTACGTACTGCATGATGTTTCCAATGCGCCACGGCCCCTGCGTATGCGCGCTCATTGGTCGGCCTCGCGGGCGCGGAGTGCGGCGTCTGTAGTGTTCATTGGTCCTCTCGGCCCGGGCATGCGGCCCGGACTCGTCGTTCAGTTGCTGCGTTCTTGAGTTTGATTAGTCCGCACCTATCACAGACTGGGTAGTGGACGTATGTCAATCCGATTGGGTGGAACGAGTGCGACTTAGTTGCCCTGCTCCTTGGAGCGGGAGACGGGTGAGGTAGATCGTACATCGTTAATTCCCGTCGTCGGCACACGACACAGCCATTGAACTGGCGCGCTCCATCATCTGTTGCACCTCTTCAGCATACGGCTCCAGCTTACGAGCTTGCTGCTTGGCATCGTAGAACTCTCCAGTCTGGGCAATTACTGCCGCCTCAAACTCTCTCCACTTCTCCCCCGTGGTTGGGAGCTTGCCACTGAGAAAGAACTCGTGGTGGTGTGGGTAGTTACGGTTGTCTCGATCACACTGCAGCCGGCCAGTTACAACCGAGCGGCCAATGGCCCGATTGAAATGGTCCCGCTGAGATACGATGGAATACGCCGAGCGGACCTTGATGCGATCTTCCAGTTGTTCGGCAATGTACCCAATGGTCAGCCCGTTATCCGGGCGGTGAATGTATTTGACGTTCATCGGTCGATCTCCACTTGGTTAAGTTCATCGCGTGCAGCATTCAATTCGCGATATGCATCTGCCAACTCCTCTTCAAGAGTGAGTATAGCACGTTCCAACTGTCCGATCTCATCTTCCAGATCCATGACAGTTGACTCCAGTTCATCTACCTTATTGTTGCAGTGCTCTGCGCTAGCTTCGGCAACGAGTCCTTCTGTCACTACATCATACAGGAATCCGTAGTGCTTGCCCAGTTCCTTGCCGGCATCCGGGTATCCGAGATAACACCTATTTACCAGCTGAATCAGTTTATGTTTGTCCATAGCAATCTCACTTGTCAATGATGATCTTGAATCGAGTCCGTGTATCCGGGTCGTACATCACAGCTCCCTCCGGTCTATCGTATCCCTTAGCTGCTAAGGAGCCTTGCTCCCGCAGGAAGTACCGCGCCTCCTCAATAGTTGTCACGGGCAGGATAGGTACTACATACACGCCCTCCGGGGGCTCGTGATGCGCGTTCCATTGACGCGTGTCGAACAGGGAGAAGCGCTTGTGGTCCAAGCCGTACGTACGCTGGATGCCTTGTCCCCACCACTCGCCGTAGTGGTATCCCACACCAAGCCCCGCAATCAATTCGTCCTTGCGTTCGTATGCCCACTTGGCAAAGCCGAAGTTGTCATCGCCCGGTACGATAATGCGGGATCGGGATTGACACGCGAACTCCCCGTCCTCCGTAACAATGATGCACGCATTGGTGCCGTCAATTTTCTCCGTGAAGATCGGTGTACGTCGGTTCTCTACGCGAGTAATCTTGGGCCACTCTTTGAATTCGATCACAGCTCTTCCTCTTCTTGGGTAACAGTGCCGGCAACCGGCGCAATCTTGGCCGGAGTCGGACCCACGAATTCCTTCCAGTCAATCACATTGTGGTAGAAGCGACGGGTCAGATCGTTGACCAGCCCAAGCAACAGGTCGTGCTTGGTAGCCCACGTGTCCTTGGCCTTGATACCAGCCGCATCGGCTTGCAGCAGCAGCTTCGTTACTTCGATAGCATCCTTGCGAGCGCTCTGAAGAACGATGCTATTCTGCCGGGAGTCTTCCTTGCTGGCGTAGGTGACACCAGTTGTCGGCGCCTTTTCAATAGCCGTAAGCACCGCAGTAGCAGGTGTGGATTGCGCAACATCGTGCTTCTCCATAGTACCCGGGCGGACATTCGTGAACTGCCCATTGCGGATCACCGTGAACTTCACGCAGTCACCATCTACAAACTTGGGCTTGGTCTTGCCATGTCCGTACCGCTTGCCGTTAATCTCCACATCGTACATCTCCCCGTAAGCAGTAGTGCGAGATGTAATCCGTTCGATGGCACCAATCACAACGTCTTCGTTACTCATTTCGTAGTTCCTCGTATCGGTCTAGCAAAGCATCTTGAATAGCCAGCAACTCTTCCTCATCCCCGTACCGCAAGCGAAACGCTCGTGGCTTAGCTGCTAGGCTGGGTCCGTGTACCTCTTGGTACTCGTCGATCTTTCGTCCCTCTGGAATAACTCCCCTGTGATGGAATGGACATAACCCTACCGTTGCCGTGTGCCCAATACGCCTACCTCCGGATAGCAGGTGATGTATATCGCACGGAACATCGGATACGCCATCTAGCAGACAGGCTACGCAGCCCAGCTCCGTGATCCGTTTGAACCGCTGCACTTCTTTGGTTGTTGGTTGTATCAATCAATCCTCCGTCCTAGTCTTCTAGTACATACGCAAAATCATTTATGCACCACTTGATACCAGTAGGCTCGTGCTGCTTGTCTTGGTATGCTTTCCTGATGTTGTGTCGTAGGGTGTCGGGATCTTCACATGGTTTCCATAGACCTTGGTTGCGAGGGATAGCGACGCTTCCGTTTCGGTACAGGAGCCCAGCGTCCAGCAGTTCCAATGCGTGTTCTACTGTGGCAGGTACTACGTATCGGGGCATATCAATCCTCCAGCAGATAACCGATGTCGCCCTTGATGTACTGATCCGGATCAGGATTCCAAGCTGGGTCGTACATCCGAGTAATATAACGCCCTATAAAGTTAGCCGCAAGAACCCACGCCGGGTGCTCTCGCTCTGGGGATATGTCTTGGTTCATGTACAACAGGCCGAGATCGAGCAGGGTGCGGGCGTGTTCTTCTGTCTCAGGTGATACGTATTTGCCCATATCAATCCTCCAACCGTATGCGCCACTCATTCTTCTTCCAAGAACTTTCCGATCGGTACTCGTCAAGCAGCGCTTCCGGGGACCAGTGAGCGCTGACTAGAGCGTACGTGGATGGGTCGTCCGCTTTATCATTTGTCTCCATGCAGAACAGCAGCATCCCTGCTTCCCAACATACAAGCATCTGCTCCGCGTTTTCTACTGGTACTAGTCGATATCCCATCAGTCCTCCACTGCGTAGTAAAGATCCCCACTTATCCACCCACTTCTCTCTTCTAGGTCTTTCATAGATCTAAACCCATTTAGGTAGGTAGATATGGTTGGAGGACAAAGCTCTATTTGCTTAAGACGCGGTGTGGAGCTAGAACGATTTACGTACAGCAACCCCAAATCTTTCATAGCCATTGCTTGCTCCCAAGTGTCACAGGGTATAAATCTACGGGCCATTAGTCCTCCAACAATACTGCAAACTCCGCCCTTACGTCAGAACAGGCAATGTATTTAGATGGCTCATTGCCTTTGGGTGATGACCATGATTGCGAAGTATCTAGCCACCAGTCTCCCCAGCCGGACTCTTCGTCAATGTAGTCACGGCACCATAGAAGACCGGCGTACCATAACTCGTCCATTTGCTTAGGGTCTGTAATTAGTTTGTACATGTCAATCTTCTAACTCCACGAATATATCCTTCCACGGATCTTTCTCTTCGTCCATCAGGAATCTGCCTAGATTGAACGGCTCGATGGTTCCGTCAGAATCCTCCATCCATACGGGGGCTACTTCATTCATGGCTACCGCTTCCTCGATTGACAATGACCTTCTGCTTTCGACCGTCTGATGTTTTAACCACTTGGAAAATAACCCCGTCGTGTGTGGATTGATATGTCACCTCATCGCCTGTTCCCCAGTGACTACCCAGCTTAGCACCTATGCCCAACTCTACGTCACCCAGATCATACTTGTACACTCGCAAGAGGAAGTCACGGCACCCACTAGTCAGCGCCCACGTACTCATACGTAACCACTCCTCTGCTGCCTCCGGCTTTACGTACGACACGATGGAGTCGTGTACTTGCAAAACCATACGCACACCTTCGGGTTGATTATACCACATGAGCAACATGGCAATGGGGATAATCTCAGCAGTAGCGGCTCCCTGCACCGGAAAGTTATAGATGTCGCGCATCCTATTACAATACCCGCGACTGTCGATACTAATGTCCGGGAAGTTATAGATCAACCCCATCGGACTACGCACTTGCTTTGTAAGTAATGCCTCCGCTACCCACGCATCCTGCATCGCGTTGATTACGTGGTACTTTTGGCGGAATGCCTTCTGATATTTCTTGTCGGTAGGTGTCCCGCCAGTGGCACCGTATAGTGGACGGAACGTAAATTCTTTCGCATCTTGGCGAGAGCATTTGTACACCGCAGCAGTAGCACTGTGGATGTCATACAGTGACTCAATCTCTGCTAGAGCAACTCGGTCGCCAGACATAGACGCAGCTACTCGAAACTCCAGTGCAGATCCGTCCACCTCTCCTACTTCGTATCCGTGTGGGGCTTTGAACAAATGCTTCAGTGAACGAGGAATGTTCTGGCCTTGAGCTTTCTTATCCTTCTTCCACAAGGAATGCCTAAAGGGTACACCAACAGAGCTAAGCCGGTGTGTTGAAGTGGTCCCCTGCCTAATTTCTACCCACATCTTGGAGTCATTCTCATCGCATAACCCGTAGAACAATTCCAAGTTCTTGGAGATGAGGGTATTCAACGAGATGTATTCAGAGATCAGCTTCTTGAACTCACGCTGCTCGGGGGTACGTGCTACTAGCTCTTCGAGTACTTCTTCCCTTACGGAAGGTGCACCAGATTCCGTCTTTGCGGTGCACGTAAATCCAAGGGTGCCGTATACATAATTGGCCAGTTGCGGGCGGCTGTTGATGTTGATGCCACCCGTCATTGTGTACAGTGCGCGAAGGATCTCTTCTCTGCGGGCTGTTGCCTTTTGGTATTCGGAATCTACAAGCTCTTTATCCAAAAGCAAATGCTCACGCTGCATGTCAACGAGCATCGGTGTCATCATTGACCTACAATACTGCACGGCTACCAGACTGTGGAAGGGTGCGCTCTCTTCCAAGTACGTAGCAGTATCTGTATTGCTAGCTCTTAAGCTCTTATGCTCTTTAGCTTTTGATCTTAAGCTTTTGATCTTAAGCTCCAAGAGCTGTAGCTTAAAGCTTTTAGCTGTAAGCAGTACATCATTGGTGCATCGTTCCACTAGTGCACTGAAGGGGATCTCTGATGCCTTAACTCCATTGAACAATACAGTAGTCCACTCGGACTTAACCCCTACTGAACGACGTGCTGCCATCCCCTCTAGGCTAAGCTGCCCCGGATGCGCGGGCATTCCGGCTTGGAGCACCCACTCACCAAGCATCGTGTCGTACACCACCACCTGCCGCAAGTCCAGTCCGAACTTGGCCAGCCACCCCAGCTCGGCTACCGCATTGTGGGCTACCAAGAACCCCCCGGAGGAGCACACACTCTCGACCTTGGCTACCAGATCGTACATAGACCCCGACGCTACGGCCTGCGGATGCCACGAGAAGGCCCCTACGTCGCTCTCCAAGGCGTTTTCAGGGACAGGCCGGTAGTAGGGTAGCACCCCCCCATCCCAAAGAGCGTATACGCCGTCCTGTGAGTCCGGCTTGAACTCGGCGCTGATACCCAAGACAACCTTACCATCTGGATCACGAGGATGCCCGTCAAACTCCAAGTCCAGCACGAGGTAGTGGCCGGAGTCGTATACCGATGGATCTAGATCTATCATTCGTGGCACGTTATTCCTCCAACAGTACGTAGAACTTGTAGCGCCCGAGGACGGGTCTTTTTGAGTGTGATCTAAGTGCATTTATATCCCAACATGCAGCCAGTTCTACTTGGTCTTCATCGGCAAGATAAGTGTATTGCTCGTACAGAAGGCCATTCTTGTACAGCTCTACGAGAGTGTTGGGATCAGTTACTTCTACAAATGCCATGGCTATTCCTCCAATTCTACAAATGCACAGTCAATGTCAAAGTCGCTTGGCTCTGCAAAGCCCCTATCGAATGACCACATTTTACCATCAAACCAGCGCAACAGCCCGGCGTGATACAGATCTATTGCCCACGCAAGTGATTCTACTTTGACTAGCATAGCTACTATACCTCTAATCGTATGTAGCTGGGCATCCAATACAACGACCTGCACCACACAGCGTCCCACGTATGCTTTCCTTCCGCGTTCCACACTTCTACCGGATATGGGACGCGCTCCGATTCAGAGGCGGCAGGTCCGTAGAACAACAGCCCTGCCCGCATCAACTCCCACGCTTGATTCTTGTCTGTAATCTCTTTCCACATGAACTATGTCTCCGTTACTCGTTACTGCGTAACTAAGTGGGCATAGCCCACGTAACTACAGAGGCTACGCCTCTAGTCTAATTGCGTAGCGAAGCCTTCCCGGATACCACCGAGAGGGTTTATATGCTGCACGTATCTCGCCCGTCTTGCGCATAGCACTGTCATCCAGTCTCCACCCGTCATCTGGTACCGGCTCGCGCTCTTCGCTGGAGTCGTACATGAAGTATATCAGACCCAGATCCCACAGGCCATCCGCCTCTTGCAAATCGGTTATCTCTTTGAACATATAATTAGTCCTCGGCCATGTATCCATACGGGCCCCCAAAAAAACTTCCGCGAGTCCATTCCCGCATGTACCACCCTTTCGATAGAGACCCGCTGGGAGTACCACAGTTGCCGTATGGCCCATGCAATAATCCGGCAGACCACAGTTCGTATATGGTATCATAGTCTGTTACGGGTACAAACTTGGTAGCCATTTAGTCCTCCAGCAACACGGCGTAGTCAAACCACCACGAATTACTGGGAGACATATCAGTACTATCCGGCACCCAGTTGGTCTTTCCGCGATTAGCTACGTACAACAGTCCGTCTTTCCACAGCTGATCTGCAACGTCTGGATCATGTATATACTTGAACATAGTTAATCCTCCAGTAAAACACCGAAGCATCCCTGCGAAACCCACAACGGGGCTATGTATTTAGCCATCTCTCCGTCCCTCCAGCGCAACACCCCGGCTTGCAGTAGATTCTTTTACTGCTTCGTAGTCCGTGATTATCTGGATGTTGTGGGCCACAGGTTTACTTAGGATAGGTAATTTGTAGTCGTCGTAACTATTATCTACCGCTGCAAATGGACGGCCAGTCATGGGCTACTCCTAGATTTAATCTTCGACCTGAATGGCGTACACGTAATCTTCTGGGAAGTACTTGGAGGGAGCGCTATCCGGGCAGTCCTGCGAACAATCCAACTTCCAGCGGTCATCATGCCATTCCGTGCTAGACGTGAACTGAACGTACAGCAACCCCTCCCGCCACAGTTCATCTGCTTGATTCAGATCCGTTATGATTTTGAATGCCATATCAATCCTCCAGTAGCACGCCATACACATCATCCGGCTCGATGCCTTGACCATTACGCCAAAACGGTACGTAGTGTTCCCTATCTGCAGAAACATCAGTGCCGTTATACTCGCAGAAGTTTATGGTGCTATCGGATTCTGCGTCGTATTTATTGTACAGTAACCCCGATACCCACAACTCAAACAGCGTATCTGGATCAGTCACCCTGACGAATGCCATGATTAGTTCTCCAGAATAGATGACGTGCCACGATCAATACTGACCGCTTGGTCCCAACGGCTTCGGGCGCCCACCTTGTTCTTGCACGTAGACAGGTGGCGCATGTCCGTCTTCTCGTACTGGGCATTGACGCCCACTCCGAGGATCACGTCACCCTGTGATGGGATGCCCGTGTTGCTGCCGTCAATGTCGCCTTGGTCAAGGATCAGCTTGTCAGTAGCACTGTCACCCGCCTGAGTCACAGAGATCGCCAGCACCCCATACTTCTTGCCGATGTTACGCATATCCGTAGCTGCCCGCTCCAGCTGCTCCGTCCGAGTACCCGCCCTCACGTGGAGATTGCGAATCTGGTTGACGACAATGAAGTCCGGCTTCTCCGACTTAACGAAGTACTTGATCTCGCCCGGAGTACCCGGACACAAGGGCTGCACCCGTATGTTCTTGATTCCATTAGCACGCGCCCGCTCCTGTGCCAACGCCGGCTTGTTCTGGATAGCTTCCTTCGGCATACCACTGAGGTTACACCAGAAGCGCAGGCGGGTGTCGTCAGTGCGGTCCTCGTTCTCAAAGAAGATTCCCTTCGCTCCGAAGCGGGCCAACCCTGCAGCTGCATTGATACACGTCAGACTCTTGCCCGACTCCGGCCTACCCATGATGATGATGTGATGTTCCTTGCGGGCACCGCCATCAAGCGCCGCGTTCAAGCAGCCGGGCATGATGGGCATCAAGCCTTCCTTGTTGAACCGCTCTTGAATCAACGCAGTAAGCTCCGGCTCTTTCTCGAAGTCGGCTACGTCGTTCAGCTTAAGGTACTCCTCCATCAAATCACCAGCACCGGTACGATCCGTCGATGCCAACGTCGCCGCCAGCTGACGAGACAGCGCGTCCTCCTTGTAAATGCGGAAGACTTCCTTCACGTTCTTGGATGACACATCGGGTGCCAGCTTAGCTGCTATGTCGAGCACTGCCTTCACATCTGGAGCGTGCTTCGGATTGCCGAGACCCGCAATGATCTGGTCCCGCAGTGTGTCGATGTGGATGTACTCGGCATTGGTATCCACTTGGTAGTAGCGGGCAATGCCGGCAAGAATGAATCCCGTAATGGGATCGAGAGTGCGCAACGATACGTTGGGATAGATCACATCGAATGCCGTGCGATCAACGATCATTGCCGCTAGAATTTGTGGGGTCATATGTTACTCCTTATCACAGTGCGGTTATATAGCTTACTCTTCTAGCTGAACGTAGAACTTATGCTGCCCCTTTCTTACACTGTCTTCTAGGTGGTTCGGATTGCCGAAGGCGGCGGCAGTGCGCGCGCTCTCCCACGAACTATCACACATCTCCTCCTTGCTGTATCGCAGTAGCCCCATTTCATACAGTGCCCGGGCCTGTTGCGGATCTGTGACATGGACTAAAGTAAGCATTATTCCTCCAACCTAAGAAAGTGCCGGTACTCGGAGTGTGTTGTGCTGTCCCAATCCGCCACACGCGGCCAATTTAGCGCTGTATTCTCCTTGACGTATGTCCAGTGGGCCTTACCAAAGCGGACTGTATTGTAAGGCCGGCAGTCGTGGTAGACGAGACCGCTGTCAAGTAGCTCTTTGGCTAGCTTACGGGATATGCGTCGAAACATTGTCATTCCTCCAGCGCGTAACAAAAATAGAGCGGCATTTGTCGGCACCTGCATCGAATACTTACAGGACTCCAATGCCTTCCAGCAATACTCGGTTGCTCCTGTTCTCCGTAGTGGCAGTACAGAAGATGCGCCATGAATAGCTCCACCGCAAGATCCGGATCAGAGACGGACACGTACGTAATCATTATTCCTCCACTCTAATGAAGAACGGTAGCCCATACCGCATAGTGGGAAAATCTTTAGGCCCATACTTGCTCCATCCGTAATCTGCGGGTACGTAGACCTCGGCGAATGGGTCCTTCCAAAGCAGTAGCCCGAGATGGAACAGTTCATGCGCCTGTTCTGGGTCAGTGATGGGTACGTACGTAATCATCGAGGGTATCCTTGTCCATGTTCTTGATGTCACAAGGTAGCGACCACACCGAGGTGGACTGGAACAGCGGAGATACAGCAGCCGCCATCTTCACAGCCTTGTCCAAGGCGTCGTAGTCTAGCGCTATCTTAAGGTGCTTGGTGTGCTTTGCTAGGAACTGCAGTAGCGTATCGTTCAGGTGACACCCAAGCAGGGCCACACTAGTGATGTGCTTCGACATACGAGCAGCAGATACTTGATCTTCGACAAGCACCACTGTGTCGGCACCATCCTTGTGATACCACGAGCCCAGCTTGTAGCCTTCTTCGATGTGCGTCAATGACTTGGGAGTATTGGTGAACGATCTGCCTATACCACCGTGCTCCGATCCGTGCGGACCAAACACCGGATACCACCAGCGCACCTCGCCCCGGCTGTACGTGCACTGCATAGGGCGTAGGCGCTGCATGTCCAGCGCATCCATGTTGTACTTAGCTGCTAAGCTATCCAGCTCTGATGGTGCAGCCGGATGAACTGATGGCCACGGCTTGGGAGCCTTGCTCTGCGAGGTGGCAGTGGACAATCCGGAGGATGAATCCCATACTCCCGCCTTACCACAAGATCCCCGATGACAGATGTACTTGATCTGAGTACCTGTATTGGTGGCTACAAATGAGGACTCACGTGTACGCCCACCACCACAGAAGGGACACACCGTGCGTAGGGTTTCACCGACAGGTACGTGCATGGTTACTCCTCCAATTCTATATATGCGCAGTGAGCGTGTTCCTTAAACACTTCTCCCGTAGGATCTCCCGTCCCAGCCCAAGAGGCGCACTCTTTTATAGTGCCCCAAAAATATCCGGTTGGTCCCCGGAGCAGCCCGTATTCCCACAAGGAGTGGATAGTGCGCAGTTCTTCGTCTGTTTCGTGTGGCAGTTGCACTAGCACGACTATTCCTCCAAGAGTATGCCGAAGCAGCCACGGCGTACGTGGGCACGTATAGCCGCATGCCCTACTCCGACGGGCATATGGCAGACGTTGGCGTCTTGTCCCCCATTCTCTTTGCTTACCCACCACAACAGCTGAGCATCGCGCAACTCACACGCTAGGTCTGGGTCTTTGATGATCTTGTAATGTCCGGCCATGGCTAATCTTCTACCCGTATACCAACAATGCCATCATGCACGTGGAAAGGGACGACAATGCCGCCATACGTACTCGTGATGATGTAGTCAACTCTGCCGCCATCTTCGGCGCTGACCCACCACAGTAAGCCCGCCTTGGCAAGTTCCTTAGCCTGCTCAACATCCCGTATGATCTGGAAGCGCATGACTAATCCTCTACCTGAATAGCATACCGCCACTTCACCGAGTCCATGTGACACTCAGACGGAGATAGCTGGTGTGGGTATAGCTGATACCACTCGTCCTCGTAGTGCCCGACCATGCCGTAGTACAGCAGCCCCTCTTTGTGCAGTACATCCAGAGAATCGTCGTAGGGCAATCGTTGATACCGCATCACTATCCCCCTAGTCTTCTAGGTACATGTAGAACTTCCAACTAGTGTAGTCTAAGATGACGTTCCAATCCCGCCCTGTCCATCCCCACCGTATAGGCGTGGGTACGTCCTCGTCATGTGCTTGCTCATACAGTAGGTTGTTGGCCCGCAACTCTCGGGCCAGTTCTGGATCAGTCACCCTGACGAATGCCATTTAGTTCTCCACCTGTACGGCCCACGTGTTGTACAAGAAGTAGTATCCTCTTCGACCAGTACCTATCTTACGTCTCCACCTGCCAGAGCGCAGCAGTATGGCGCCAGTCACATGGATACTTACTGGCACTTCCTTTTCTGTGTCTATGGCCCATACGTGCGCTTCTCCGGGAGGAGAGCAGGACACATACAGAATACCCGCCCGCCACAGTTCGTCCAGTACAGCGAGATCTGTGATGATTTGAAATGCCATGTACTATCTCCGTATCTTAGCAGCTAAGCCCCTACTCTTCGAGCCGTACGGCGTACTTATACTTCCCGGGGAGTATCTTCTCCCACTCTGTGGGTGTGGATCCTCCGGCGTCATGATCCCACGCCTCTACATCCCAGTGATGACACCGATACCACACCAGCCCCGCCCGCTGCATCTCATCCAGCTCGGGGGTGATTGGCATTTCTTGAAAGCGCATAGCTATTCCTCCAACCGAATACCCAGCACCCCGTGCCGCAGCCAAGAACGCACCAATGATTTTGTTGCCGTAGCTTTGACTGGTCGTGTGGGCATTCGAGCGCCCGTATCTGCCCCATCCTCCTCACTGACCCACCACAGAAGGCCGGCGCCCAAGAACAGGCGCGCCTCCTCCTCGTCCCGTATGATACGAAACATGTCACTTCATCCGGATGACCTTGCCGAACGGCGGATCGGCGGGGTTGGCACCCGGGAGGGCAAACCAAATCACGGGGTACGGAGGCGCTTCCAAGCAGCCGTAGTCTGCGTACAGATCCGTGAAGTAGATCAGCAGGGCAACCTCGCCGGGCTGCGTGTTCTCTTCTGTCCAGTCGAAGGCCGGACGGAAGTCCGTACCACCACCACCACGGGGCTCTGGACTCAGTGGCATACCCGGCTCCAGCGTCTGGACGTGAGCCACGGCGGCATCCACCCACAGCTGATAGATCTTCTCCGGCTTGAGATCACGACAGATGGCAGTGACTTCGGCGATGGGCTGGGCCAGCATCTCTTCGGAAATGGAACCGCTGGTGTCCATGGCACAGACAATGGCAGACAGGCCGGGACGCGACACAGTTCCAACGCACGCACCCAGTGCCGAGTACGACTTGTTCAGCTTGCGGAAGCTGTACTCCTGCGGAATGGAGGACGTAGCTGCTTGCCACAACTCGCTGCGCCAGTCGTGCACGGGCTTGTTGGCACCCGATGCCAGACGATCCAGCCACCCGCCACCATTGCCGGCCTTGTTGCTGGCGGCACGCGTGATGCCCTGAGACAGCGCCCGCGCTGCGTGCTGCTCGGCTGCGGCTTGTTGCTCTACAGATACCACGCCATTCTGCAGATCGGAGCCGTCACCGAATCCACCCGAACCCTCACCATCGTCGGCAGCCTTGGCATTCAGCCGCTGGTACAGCCAGTACCAATCGTGTTCGTCGGGGTTGAACTCGCGCACATCTCGGAACAGCGGGGTGCCGTCTTCCATCTTGCTGTCGAGATACACGCCACCGTCCAGACTCGTCGGCTTGTAGATGGTATCTCCATCACCGCCGAAGGCGCGGCCCACATCGTGGTTGATCCACGCATCCATTGCCATGTTGGCAAGGCGCCCGGTCTTGGACTTGAACTTGTCACCCAACAGACACCGCATCTGCTGCGAGTGGCGCAGGATGGCGTGCTCCGTCTCGTGGACGAACAGGAACGCACGATCCTTGACGCTGGCCTTGGCGATCCAGTCCGGATTGACGTACAGAGTGGTGCCGTCAGTGGCAGCTGTGAAGTTCGGGGACTTGTCCTCCTTGACGTGAACACCTAGCAGCCAGCAGATAGCCACGCTGAACAGGGTGGAGGACTTCTCGTTGTCGCTCAGGTGAAGGATGGCCTGAGTCAGATACTCTTTACCAGTACGTGTTGCCATGTTGTTACTCCTCGTTAATACGTAACTAAGTGGGCGATGCCCCCGTTTAGCTGCTAAGCTTCTACCTGAATGCCGTAGAAGAATGACGCCACGTGCGGGAATACCCAGTGCGTTTCACACAACGTCATCTCAGGAAATGCTGGAGTCTGTACGTACAGCAACCCCGCTTCTGCGAGCTGCTGCATCTGGACCGGATCAGTGATCTGTTGCCAAGCCATGGCTATTCCTCCACTTGAATGGCGTACTGGCAGTTGGTCCATGTGTGGCGGGGAGAGCACGCCTCTGTGTCTTGAGTATTATCAAGCCGCCACATAGCCTCGTTCTGCGAGCGGTACTTCCACCACAGAACCCCCGCCCTCCAGAGTTCGTCGGCAACTTGCTTGTCGTCAATTATCTTGAATGCCATCAGTCCTCCAATAGCACGTAGAAGCGCCAGCTAGAAGTCATAACACTCCGCCAGAACTTGCCGGTAGTATTTCACCCCCGTGCTGGTATTGGATGACGCGGGCTGTCGTACCCGCACTCTTCGTACAACAGACCGGCATCGTACAGCTGCGCTGCCAGTTCTGGATCAGTCACCCTGACGAATGCCATTTAGTCCTCCTGTAACGTCCCGTACAACGACATGCGGGTGCACCATTCGGCGCTATTGGTTGCGGATCGTAGCTGCTGGCCCAAATACACCATATCTCCGGTGCTATCTCTGAACCACAGCAGCCCCTCACTAAGAAGAGCTGCTGCAGTTTCCCAGTCTGGCACCGGCACAAAGCGAGTGCCCATGGTGGCTTACGCTTCGGTAACTACGGGCTCGTCGTTCAGGATGGCACGCTTCTCTTTGTACAGTCGCATGATCTCCTGACACGCATCGGCACCCAGACCAGCCGGGATCGACGGACCCCCGACGCTCTGCGTATCGGCAGGCGGGCTCATGATGAGTGGCACCACAGACCACAGGAACTCAGCCGGGAAGCGCTTGGCGTACCAGTACACCTGCTCCTTGCACTTGCCACGGGGCATGCCGAGGTACTTCTCGTCGCTCTTCATCGACGCGGCGTGCAGGGCGGCGGAGTTGAGCTGGAGATACTGCAGACCCTTGTCCTTGCCGTCCGGAACCGGGCACTTGTGCGGATCTTTGAAGATGACTTCGAGCGGGATCAGCTTGGTGCCCAGCTCGTTGTACATCTGGAAAGCCTGCGCATCGGAATCCGGGACGGAACACGCCACGGTGCACAGCACATCAGCCGTCGCCGCACCGTCGCCGAGGGCCTTGAGTGCATCGGATGCCGCTTCCCAGCTGCGCGAGGTGCAGTTGCGCCCGTCAACCGTGGCCGGATCGTAGGCGTTGATGCGGTTGGGATTGGAGTGCAGGTACGTGTACACCATGTTGTGGATGCCTGTGCGGGAGTAGTGATCCAGCACTTCCTGCGCAGTCGGGGCGAAGGCAATGGTGCGGCAGCGATTGCCGATCAGGGTGGACAGGCCAGACGAGGCACCACGGTCGATCAGGCGATTGGCGAGCACCACGATGTGCACGTTCTTCGGCAGGACGTAATCGTCGATGGCCTTCTCGTGCAGGAGCTGCAGGAACGGGAGCTGGTCACGCTGCGAGAGCTTGTCGAACTCGTCGAAGATGATGACGCTGGTGTGCGGCACCCGCTTGATCCACGAGGGAATCATCTGATCGCAGCCGCGCTTGCCGTCGGGCATCATGATGCCACCGGCCCACTCCACCGTCTTGGTGCTGGTGTTGTAGTAGAAGTAGTTCTTGTCCGGATCGGCGCCCTGCTGGCGCAGCCAGTTACGGGCAATCTGCGCCGTGATCTTGGTCTTGCCGGAGCCCGGAGCGCCGGTCACGACGGTGGTGGCGTGCGTCTTGAAGCTGATGTTGATCTGACGGGCCAGACCGGCAACGGAAACGGTGTTGAACAGTGACATTGGTATATCTCCAATTATTACGGAAAGGGGTGTGCCTTGTGGCACGTTTTGTTGTGTTGCGGTGTCACACCAGCTTAGCTGCTAAGTGATGCCTCCTTACGGATCGAACAGGCGAATGTACACTATCCACCCTAAAGCCAGCGGCCACAATACTCCAGCCCCCAGCGCCCAGTACCACTTGTCACCTTCAAAGATAGCCGACAGAGCTACGCCGAAACCCATGATTGTATATAGGGCTCCGAGCATAGTCTATCGCCGCTTCAAAGGCTTCGCATTCGGACGTACCAAACGGATGTTGCGTTGCTGCTCCGGCAGAAGGCCGTACTGGAAATCCCAGAAGCGGGAATCCAGTAGCATGGCATCCTTGCGCTTGGCGCAGAACCAGTGCCCGTTCCAGTATCGGCCTACGTATACGTTGTAGGCGTAGAACTTCGGGTTACTCATGGTGTTACTCCCAGTTACGAAGAATACTCTTCCAGTTGAATGGCGCACTTGAAGTGACGAAAGTCTTGTGGTGTCCACAGAACGGATGTGTGCAATGGCGCCCACTCATAGTACTTATTTCCACTACGCCACTTAACTCCATTTCTCCAAGCAAACCACAAAAGACCCAATTCCAGATATTTATTCGCCTCTTCTACCTCCGTTATCTCTTTGAACATGTGGTTATTCCTCGTTACGTAGTAACTAAAGAGGCTACTCCTCCAGTTGGATGTGCAGGCGCCAGTTGGTACAGGCAGGATAGTCGCGAGAGCCGAGCAAAGATAGAATAGCCCCAGAGGACCAATCGTGCGCCGGTACAGGTGGATGCCCCACCATAGTATAGATGTTGTGCTCCCAGAGCAAGCCCGCTTCGTACAACTGCTCCGCCAGCTCCGGATCGTCGATCTGTTTCCACGCCATGGCTATTCCTCCAAGAGTACGTAAAAACTCCAGGCAGACAATCCCAGTATCCAATCCCAGCTACTGCCCCATCCAACTGCGGGCTGTGGCTGCCTATCTCCAAAGTTTGCATCTTTCGGAGGCATACCGCCGAACTCATACAACAACTTACCGGAATACAACTCGGCGGCCAGCTCCGGATCTGTGATCCGTTGCCACTTAGCAGACATGTTAGCCCAGCTTCTTTCCGGTCGGCAACTTCACACGCACAACGGTGCGGCCCACAACCACGTATGCCTTACGCATGATACATCTCCTAAGTGTAGCAGGATTGCTACGGAGGGACGCTCTTAGCAGCTAAGCCAAGAGCGCCCAACCCTAACAACAACTAGTCTTCAACAAAGATGGCAAAGCGCCATCGCGCACACGCGGAACTGGGCGGGTCAGGCTGGTATGGAGTATCAAATCTCCACGGTTCATGGTCATTGGGACGAGAGTATACTAGCCCAGCCCGCCACAGTTCGTCCAGTGTATAATCTCGTGGCAACTCCTTAAAGGCCATGTAGCCCCCTACTACCGCCCCAGCCGGCGATTGCTGCTGAGACGGACGATCTTGCGCATCGTGCGGCAGCTGGTGGACGTATCCCAATCGGACGGCTCGTACCCCAGCTTACCAACCGCCCACTGTCGGGTGTGCGCCTTCTGTGCCACTTCCAGTCGCATCTGGCGCCTACCCCGCTTCTCCGCGTTACTCAGCCAGCGCTGGCTGGCATTGTATGCGATGGTGCACGGCTTGCGCTTGCCTTTGCCGTACTTCTTGTTCTTCTTGCCTTCGGCCATGGTGTTACTCCCTCTTATTGGCGCTACGCGCCGTTAGCTCGCTGGGCGAGCGCGTGTCGGAATTGACACGGCGCAGCATAGCAGTGTTGCTTAGCTGCTAAGCGCCGCTAAGGCGCGGCTATGCTGAACCGTAGCAATTAGCCAACAACCAGCGCCGTCAGCGCGATGATCTCGTGACAGTCGCCCTTGGGGCGAATATCGTCGAGCAACTTTGCTGCGTCAATAGCCAGCAGCACATCCGGGAACGGACCATAGATAACGGTCCGGCCATCCCACACAGTAGCCAATACAGCGTACATATTCTACTCCTAGTGTTCCCATGGGAACGTAAAGAGGCTGCGCCTCTAGATGAAGTCTACCAACACCTGCAGAAGCACGAGCGCCACGACGATCAGCGATAGCGCGTAGCCGCTGAGCGAATACCACAAGCCCCGTCCTTTCCGCTTCTCCGGCCCCTTTCTCCAGCCTTTGGGGCCTAAGAAGTAGCTATCCCGCTTGTCCCGCCTAAACTCTTGGTTCACTGGTCCATTCCTTTGTGACGATAGCTACCAACTCGTCTTCGTAATAGAATCGCGAGTCACACAGGTTAGACGTATATACCCAAACACCGGGCAAGCCTCCCTCCATGATGTCTTCAATCTCTCGCCCGTCCATCAAACACATTCCGATGGACAGATCGCTGGCTTTTACACGTGTGATACTCACGACACATACTCCTAGTCTGGTCCATTCCTTTGTTACTGCGTAACTGGGCGCATACTGCGGCTTAGCAGCTAAGCAAAGCCAGCGGTGGGACTCGAACCCACGCCTCTAGTGGTCAAGCCACCCTTTTATCGGCAGCACTGGCCTTGCTTAGCAGCTAAGCGCCGCTATGCTACTGGACAAACAGGCACGACAAAAGGGCCGCCAATGAAGGCAGCCCCTTAGTAGTGCTTGCGTTAGTCAATCCTTTGGAAATGAAACCCGAACGCGCGTCATCGTCGGAATGTTGGTCGTGGCCACATCTCCCGGCGCTACGCTTGGGTAAAAGATAGCCGCACGGGCCGTGCTCTTACCTTGGCGCACGGGGAGCTTGGTCCCGTCCTTGTGTGCTCTTTGTGCTACACGCTGCCGTGCTTCGGCCTTGGCCTGCGCATCCGCCCGTTCACGGTCCTTGCGCTTGCTTTCCTCGATGGTAGCCAGAAGCTCTTGCGCTTGCTTGCGATACTTGTGCAGCATTTCCCGTAGTGCATCCTCTTTCTTACCCATCGCTCTTACTCCTAGTGTCGAACGGCTTAGCCGCTATGCTGGCTTTTGTTCCGATCAAGCGCATAGGCCAAACTATCAGCCTCCTAGTGCCGCACTAGAAACTCCCACTATTGGAGCGCCAGCATAGCGGCTAAGCCGTTCTCGATTCGTTCTCTCTACCGACTGAGTTAATAACAGTCCGCTTAGCCGCTAAGCTGGCCGCCGAAAAGTTACAGTGTAGAAGTTATGCACGTCGGAGCCCACGCGCGCCCGCTCTACCCACAACGGAAACCATGGACCGAAGGGATATGCAATAGCGCGCAAGGCGCGGAAAACAACAGAGTCACGATGCAACAACATGACAATACTCCTTAGGTGTTCTCGATTCGTTCTCTCTAGTCTTTTGTTGGTCCCGTTACGAGCCGTTAGGCTGCCGTTTCCGCCACCGTCAAGTGGGCTTCCACGCCCAGCGTGATCAGTTCCTCAACGATGGCCTGTGCCTTGGCGATCAAGTCGCGCTGATACGCTCCGCTGGCCTTGTCGTCTTCGATCTGCCGTTGCAGTCGGAACGCCATTGCATCACGCTCGGTCTGCTCGCGTTCCTCGCGTTCCAACGCTTCAAGCTCGGCTTGGAGTTCAGCCTCTTGCTTGGCCTTGGATGCGTCAACATCCTTGGCGATGCGGAGAGCCTCCGACAGTGTGGAAGCCTTGTCTGCGATGCTCTGCGCGTCGGGCCTGTCACAGAATCCGGCCGCGCGGGAGGTGGCCGTCAACAAGCTATTCGACTTGGTGTTGACGACGATTCCCGATGCTTCTGCCGACTTGTAAGCATCCGCCCGGAACGATTCAACATCATCGCGTTTCCAGCCGTCCCGGATCGCGCCCAACAGATACGCATTGAGCGTCTGCGATGCGAGCTTATCGTTAGCCTTGATCTCGCCAGCGGTGGCCGAGTTGCGGAGCATGGTCAGCGCCGCATTGTTGGCATCGTTGCGGGAAATGTTCAGGCTAGCCACAACCGCCGTGCTTTCATTCGTATACATGGTGTTAGTCTCCGTTAAACCTACACACTGCGCGCCAATCGGAGTGATCGGACTCGGCACAATGCGCAGGCATAACGGGACCAACAAAAGACTAGAGTCTAAATTCTCAAAGAGCCAGGACTAGCGTCCTATTCGCCGCTGGCGTTTCGCCTAGCCGCTAAGCCACAAGGGCGTGCCTTGGGCAAGGATAACAATGCACCTAGTGTGCCAACGGACCGAAATGCACGTATGCTAGTAAAATCAATAGGTTACAGCACGTATGCCGACAGTCGGTAGGATGGCCGGGACCGGATGTGACGCACAAGGGCACTATGTGACGCAGATAGGGTCAAATGTGACACTATTGGGCGCATATTCATGTTGCTCTTGGGCATGCCCTCGGGCAGAAACCCGTATGCTCTAGGACCGCACGTATAGCTCCGTATGCCATCGCACTAGTGGATCGGTAGGGTACTAGCGGTCCTCGGCACTCCCACGGCTTGTGGCTCACTCTGTGTGCCCTGTGCTACGTGCCGTCTGTGGTGCCCGAACCGCACACTAGCGCCCGCTGCCACGTTACGTTATAACCTAACACACTGATTCGCAAGGGGGGCCCGCTACTTTGGGACCGGCACCGGCGGCGACGAGCGGAGTGGAGCACTAATTACACAAGTGACACGTTCCCACAATATTGACCGGGGGTATCCAATACAGGGCTGTGAATAAAACACCGACCGGGGTGTCAAATTTCCCGGGGTTATATCCCAGAATTGGGGCTCTAATGAATAAAAGGATGCCAATATGAATAAATTCACATCTATTTCACATCCAGATGTACCCATCTTGGGCCTAGATGCACCAAGCGGAACGCGGATCGCCCACAAGCCCCCGCGTCGGATGAAGAATCCCCCGAAGTTGGATGGATTACGGGAGTATTCCCACCTATCTGGGGGGATAGCTAGGCGCAAAGAGCAGCTAAAGCGTATGCGGAAGCCCCATCAGCCATCTGGTGATAGGCACTATATGGTGCGGAGGAAGAAGAAACGAGCATTACGGGTTTCAAATGATCGGTATGCCTACAGGGATTGGAGAAAGGATTACAAATTGTCACACGGAGTGAAGCCAGACGTTACTTATGAGGAATGGTGGTACGTTATGCGGGGCACGGTCTACGAGACGGGCACCAGTAAGAGAATCTATTTGATGCCGTACGATGAGTCCGATCACACAATCGACAACATGTACGTATCGTATATGGAGTGGGGCCTAGGGCACGGAAGGCGAGTGTTCTTGAGTGATGCCAGAGCCGTTCTTAACGCACGCGGAACTAAAGAAGAAGCGTAGTGGTCGAAGCCACCGACACGCCCACAGTTGGCGCGTCTTTGTCTGCGTAATACCTGCACAGACTTCCTTACTCGTTGCTAATCAATATCAAGGTCCATTCGGACATAGGAGACGTACCCATGGGTGCTATCAGCCGTATCAATAAATCCTCGCTCAATCAGCGCACCAAGACTCAGCTGCGTAAGGCGCTGGTCGAGAATCAGAACATTAAAGTGCTCGCCAGTTCGTACACTCATCCGCAGGCTACGGGTACTACACTTGCTAACATTTCTGGATTCAAGTTGCCAGTAGATGCGGGCAAGACCTACAAGTATACAGTCTCCATTGTAGCTACGGCTAATGCCTCTGGTGGAGCCAAGTTCGCTCTCACAGGGCCGACTCTTTCGTATCTGACTGGACAGGTTCAGGCAGATGGAGTGTCTACTACCTCCACCACTTTTGCCACCGTGGCTGGTGGTGCCACTGCCGCCGCTGTTGAGTTTTTTGCTGTGGGTATCTTCAAGCCCACTGCCAACGGTACTGTGCAGGTTCAGGCTGGGCAGAACGCCTCTCATGCGTCTGATCCAGTGTTTCTGGCCGGCTCGTTCTTGCAACTTGAGGAAGTTTTGGTCTAACGTATGGCGTTCTCTAGAACTGGAGCCATGTAATGGCCGAGAACAACCAGACAGTCCGTGGGGCTCTCACAGCCTCCGGATCAACGGTAGGTCCATACCGGTTCCGTAGGGCATCAACGTCCTACGGGACCCTTCGCATATCTATCTACACACCAACCGGTGGTGCTTGGGCAGGAACTATCACACTGCAATCCTCAGATCCCGATCAGAATGTGTGGGTGAACGAAGAGGAGTGGACTGCTGATGGAGCCAAGACGTACACCCCGGGAGGAGATTGCGATCTACGGTGGAAGTTTACTACCTACACCTCTGGCACTGCAATAGGGAGTTTCGTATCCAATGCCTAATGATGACGTTATCGGTACCGGTACACGGGAACAGCTTACATCCATACTGGCTACCTCGGTAGGGCTTGATTCCACTACGCTACAAGACACGGGCTTGAGTATTCAACTCTTGCCGAACACTTCGTACTACATACGGTGTGGATCTTTTATTACTGGAAGTGGTGATACCATCAAGTTGCAGCTAACGTACTCGGGTACACTAACACCTAGCACACAGACGTTCTTGCAGTTTCCGTCTACCAATGTATTGGACGTTATGTCCATCAATGCTGCGTATTCAACTGGGTCGTCCGAAGATTGGCCGCAGTTCTGGGGCGTAATCCGCACAGCTACTGGTGGCATACTTAAACTTCAGATGTGCAAAGTTGCGGACATCAGCGGAGACGACTTGGTCATGAGCAACGGCGGGCATCTAGTGGCATGGAGGATTTAATCAATGGCACGCATCAATGAACCTGTTCTACAAACACTAGCTGTTATCAATACACAGAGTGCTACATACAAATATCGAAAGCGCAAGGGACATGACATAATTGCGTACAGCGTGTCTACATCTGACGGCAGCTCTACTTTTACGGGGACGTACAAACTGGAGCGAGCAGAGCCCGGATCTAGCGCGTGGATTGACGTGCCTAACGGATCGTTCACGGCAGAGACTAGCGGCACCTTTGTACCCGGCGGCAACTGTGACCTGCGGTGGAACTGCACAGCGTACACTACTGGAAGTCAGATTGTAAGGATTGGCTAAACATGGGTCACACGCAATCACATACGACAGCTAGTACTCTAGTAGTGGCGGTGTGTTTCCTGCCACGGAGGTAACATGGCAGGGCACATCTTCCAGCATATTCAGGACTTCATCTCTGGACTGCTACGGCCCCGCCTCCTTCCGCGCGAGGTTATTGTAGTAGACAGTGGTGAAGTCCCCGCAGCCGCAGTAACGTGGTCAGATCTAACCGTTATGACGTGGGGAGACGGCACTATTATAACGTGGAGTAACGCGTAATGGAATTGAGCATCATTCGGGATGGACACAGATTTCCATACTCCGAGGCAGAGCTACGTCGAGACAACCCTACTGTGCTATTCCCTAAAGGACTAGTGGGCGTGGATTTCGATCAGTATGGCGTAATTGCCGAAGAGACTGTGCACGCCAAGGAGCCTATCAACCAGACAATTCCGCTACAGCGTATGGTAGCAATGCACTCGTTCCTATATGCTCTGCGCGAATTCAATCTGCGCACTCAGTTTGAGACCTACGTGTTGGGGCTGGAGGGTCACGCACGCGACTACTGGTTTACGTGTCCATATGTAGCAATGTCGTCCACGTACGTGAAGGCATTTGCGGAATTCTTTGGTCTGTCATATCTGGATCTTAAGGACATCTGGCGCATCGCAGGGAGTATTGAAGAATGAGTACAGCAATCTGGGCAGCTACTGCTGTAACTCCTGCTGCTACCGACCGCATTCCTGTGGATGTTTCGGGTGCCGGAGGTCCGAGTCGTTGGACTGGTCAGCAGGTGGCGGATGTTAATACACTTATTGGTGGCACAGTCACGGCTCTTGGTTCCATCAGTACGAACACTGCCATCGACCTTTCTTTGGGTGGTTACTTCTCGGCAACCATTGCTGGCAATCTTACCCTCAGCATCACGAATGTCCCTGCATCTGCTGGCGTTACGTTTGTACTGGCGCTGACCAATGGCGGTGCGTTCACTGTCACATTGCCCGGATCGGTGACGGTCATAGGTGGCAGCCCTGTCCTGTCTGCGGCTGGCACTGACTGGCTTGTGTTCCGAACGTTGGACGGCGGCACCGCGTGGACGCTGGAGGTTGTCGGCAATCCGCGTGATGCTGATTTGGCTACGTGGGCAACGATTACACCGGGCACCGGCGTAGGCACCGCGCTAGCCGCCAACGTCGGCAGCGCTGGCGCATTCGTGACCAACGGCGGGGCGCTGGGTACGCCGAGTAGCGGTACGCTTACCAATGCAACGGGATTGCCGCTCAGCACTGGCGTCACCGGCAACCTGCCGGTCGGCAACCTTAATGGCGGGACCGGCGCGAGCAGTTCGACGTTCTGGCGAGGCGATGGGGCGTGGGCGACTCCGGCCGGCGGATCTCCGGGCGGCTCATCCGGCCAGCCGCAATACAACAACGCCGGCGCGTTTGGCGGGATGACAGGCGTCGCATGGGATAACGCGCTGCAAAAGGTGACATACACCGGCGCTGGCGTCAGCGGTCTTGCCGTAATTCGCATTGTCGGTGGTTCCGGCACAAGCTCCACGCGGATCAATGACAATGGCACCGTGATCATCGACGCCGATATCAGCACGGGCTCGTTGCCGCTTACCGTCAAATATAACGGCTCCAACGTCGCTACCATCTCGTATCAGGGATTAATCTCTGGCGTAGATTTCGGGACGACCGGCGTCACTAACCAGTACAACTTCGGCGGCGGAACTGCGCTTGTTGGGTTGTCGGCATCCGCTGGTTTTTACCTTCGATACGGCACGACGGCGCAAAAGGTCCTAGTGTCAGGGACATACACCGACGCCAGCAACTACGTTCGCGCATCGCTGGCGGCAACGTCCACGTCGGTGACACTTTCTGCGCAAACCGCAGGGACCGGCGCTGATGACGTCCCGGTTGTCATTTCACCGGCCGGCGTGTCGCAGGTCGAAGTGGGCAACGGCGTGCAGTTCACGGAAATGACGGCGCCAAGTGCCCCGGCATCGAACAAGGTCATCTTGTACGCGCAGGACAACGGCGCGGGCAAAACTCAACTAATGGCGCTCTTTGCGTCGGGCGCATCTCAACAGGTAGCCATCGAACCATGATCTCAGTCTCGTTGACCAACAAGCGCCACATCGCAGCCGCGACTGCGTTTACCTAAAGGACCAACATGGCACAACTTAAAATCACGTTTCAAGCAACTACGGGCAATCAGTCTAGCAATGGGCCTAATTGGAATGCGTCCAAAGAACAGCGCTTTATTAACTGGGTGTGGGCAATGTACGCGCCCAGAGATATAGACGGCCAAGTACTACCTAGGAATCTGGCCAATGAAACTGCCGCATTCCAGAATTTTGCAGCCGGGATTTACAACGGCACCAAGGCAAACATCCGTGCGTGGGAAAAATCCGAGCTGGATAAAGCCTCTGTTGTTGCGGACATGGACTAATATAGTGGCGGAATGGATAGACGTACTTAAGGAAGACCTAAAGCGCGATGAGGGCTTGCGCCTAAAAACCTATATGGACACGGTAGGCGTGCGTACTATTGGCTATGGGCACACAAAGAATGTAAAGGCCAAGCAGAAAATTACACAGGAGCAGGCAGATGCGCTGCTAGATGAAGACATCGAGGTGGCTATTGCAGGTGCTCGCATTGTGTGTCCGTGCTTCGATCAGCTGGATGGTCAGCGCAAGACTGTTATTGCCAACATGTCCTTCAATCTAGGTATGAATCGTTTGGCTCTGTTTCAGCGGACACTGGCAGCTGTATGTTCCGGCAAGTACCAAGACGCAGCCCTCCACATGATGCAGTCCAAGTGGGCTTCTCAGGTAAAACAGCGGGCGGTACGTCTAGCTAAGCGAATGTCTACGGGAGAATGGTGATATGGCCACTCAAGGTAATGGATTACCTGCAGACTACGACGTAATTGCACTAGCAGAGTATGCCAATGGAGCCTCCGATCAGGAGGTAGCCAAGGAATTGCGCATATCCATGTCCAAATTCAAGCGCTTGTACAGCTCCGACGAGTCTTTCCGAGCAGTCATTGATGACGGGCGGGGGCACGCACTTGCGTGGTGGATGAAGGAAGGGCGCGTCAATCTGCGCAATAAACAGTTCTCGTATGTGGGATGGTTCCAGAATATGAAGAACCGCTACGGCTGGGCAGATAAGGCAGAGGTATCGGACACTATCACGAAGCCTATTGAAGCTATGTCCACGGAAGATCTGCAGAAAGACATCGAGGCCATGCTTGCTAGTCTCTCTGGTCCTACTGGGAGTGTTCGCGCTTGAGTACTGCGCAGTTAAGTCCCGAGCAATTCTACGAACTGAAGAAGAAATTGGAGGAAGTCCAGCGTCGGGTAGCTGTGTCCGGAATGGCTAAGTGGTTTCAAGACGGCCCACTCAGTATCGACAAGTATCCGAAGCACAAGCTCTTTTTTGGTCTGGGTAGTGAGCGTCGAGAGCGGGTGTTTCTTGCGGCTAACCGCGCGGGCAAATCCACGGCAGGGGCGTTTGAGGTGGCGTGCCACGCTACGGGCAAGTATCCCAAGTGGTGGACGGGGCGTAGGTTTGACAAGCCAGTGGAGATCTGGGTGGCAGGTAAGGATAAGACTACCACCCGCGATACCATTCAGGTGGCTCTGCTTGGCCCACTGGGATCTCCCGGTACTGGAATGATTCCTGCTGCAGACATTCGGCGTACGGCGTCCATGCAGGGTGTACCCAGTGGTGTGGAGTTGGCGTGGGTAACGCACGTATCTGGGGGTGTATCTACCATTGGCTTCAAGTCATATGACCGAGGCGTGGACTCCTTCTTCGGTACTGCCCGTGATGTAGTGTGGCTAGACGAGGAGTGTCCGGAAGATGTGTACGGCGAGTGCCTACTTCGTACCATGACCACCAATGGCATCATGATTACCACATTTACTCCCAAGAAGGGACTCACTCCCTTGGTACTAAGTCTGTGTCGTAAGGCGGACTTCATTGAATCGGAGCGCTTCATTGACATGGAAGAGGGTATTACCAATCCAAGTCGTGCTGTAGTTATGGCCAGCTGGGATGACGTACCGCATCTAGATGCTGATGCCAAGCGGCAGATCCTTGAAGGTACTCCGGCTATGCTGCGAGATGCCGTGGCCAAGGGCATCCCCACGTTTGGTGAGGGTAGCGTATTTCCGCTGGGACGTACAGACATCGAGTGCGACCCGTTTGCTATTCCGCAGCACTACCTACGCTGGTATGGCATGGACGTGGGCTGGAATTTTACGGCAGTAGTAGCCTTTGCGCAAGACCCCGATTCCAAGCAGATCTGGATTACGGACGTGTACAAAGGCGAGCGCTCGGAACCACTTATCCACGCTGCGGCTATCAAGGGCCGAGTCAAGGATTGGATGGTTGGGGCAATAGACCCGGGTGCTCGGCAGCGTAGTTCGCAAGATGGCACGCAGTTGCTGCAGATCTACCGGGGATTGGGACTGCAAATTATCCCGGCCAACAACAACGTGGAATCCGGTATTGGTGCTGTTTGGGAACTGTTAAGCACTGGCAAACTCAAAGTGTTCAAATCGTGCACAGCGTTCTTCTCGGAATTCATGACGTACATCTACGAGAACGGCAAGATCAAGAAGGTCAATGACCATCTTATGGACGCTATGCGATACGGGATTATGACCATGGACAAGGTGGCTCGCGCAGCACCGACTACCGCTGCAGCTACAGGAGTGTCATATGCAAGACGTTTCAATTTCTAACGACCCCATGTCCAGTATCATGCTTGCTATCGAGGCTGATCCAGAAGCAGCTCAGGCTATTCTGGAGGAGCTGGAACGCGCAGCCAAAGTAGCAGAGGACGAGAAACAGCGGGCTATGGATACGATTGCCGACGAGGTTGAAAAGACCCTGCGTAATCGTATGCAGCAGCGCTCGCAGAAAGAGAGTGAGTGGACCATATCGCGCGAGTTGTACATGGGAGCACTGGGTGTGCCCATCACGTCTCGGTTGTTCCCCTCTGATGATGAAAAGCGTGACGATGCTGGTCGGCGTAAGTTGCGTCTAAACATCATCAAGCCCAAGGTCAAGACGGCAGTCAGCCAAATGATTGCTGCGCAGTTTGGTGGTGGCGAGAAGAACTGGTCGTTGCTCCCGTCTAAGCGCCCAGAAATTGATACCAACGTAGATCCGTCCATTGCCGTAAAACGCATGGAGGATATTATCGAGGATCAGCTTGAAGCTACGGACTACGTACGCGAGACCAAATTGTCTATGTACGATCAGTCTATTCTTGGTACCGGCATCATGAAGGGGCCTATCAATACCGGGCACCTGAAGAAGATCTGGGAACAGCAGCAGATTGTGGGCGATGACGGCAATCCAAAAATCATCCGCGTACCCGTAATGGTGCCGGAGTATATCCCTTGCGTCAAACGCGTAGATCCATGGATGTTCTACCCCGACATGACGGTATCGCGTATTGAAGATGCCGAAGATGCTATTGAAGTGCATCCCATGTCGAAACGGGATATGCAGCGGTTGCAGAAGCATCCCGGGTATTTTGGGGACGTTATTGGTCAGATCCTTGCGGAAGGTAAGAAAGACTTTATTGCGCAGATGCAGTTGCCTCCGTATAGCTTCCTCAACTCTGAGTTGTTCAAGGACAAGTACCTTGTGGCCGAGCGCCACGGGCGCATCGAACGTGATTGCTTGTGCAAGATGGGCCTTGATATTCCTCCGGAAGCAGAAGGGCAACCGCCAGTTGAATCGTTCTGGGCTGAGGTGTGGGTCTGTAACAGCCGCGTCATCCGCATCGAGCTGAGTAATCTGGAAGCTACGGATTGCGTGCCGTATGCCGTTGATACGTGGGAAGACGACCCATCCAGCATCTTTGGCTTTGGTCTGCCACTTTTGAATGAACACCAGCAGCGAGTTGCTGAGGGTATGTGGGATGCTATCGTCGAGAACGCCAAGATCAGTTCTGGTCCGCAGGCGGTCATCGACAAGAGCCTTATCGAACCCAACCGAGATGGCCGTTACTACTTGGAGCCGTGGAATGTCTGGACGACCAAGGGCTTTGGCGTAGATGTAAACCAAGCTATCCAGTTCAAGGAGATTCCTAACCAGCAGCAGCCTCTCACAAACGTCCTAGAAATGGCTAAGAGCTTCGCGGATGAGGAGGCCGCTATACCCCTACTGGCTGGGGGTATGGAAGCGCCTCAGATGACTTCTGGGGCCACAGGATTGGCACTCATTGCCAAGGCCGGCACCTCTGTTCTGCACGAGAAGGCGCAGCAGTGGGACGACAACATCACTGGCCGGGTGATTCAGTGGATGTACGACTGGAATATGCAGTACGGAGACGATGAGTCGGCTAAGGGAGACTATGAAGTAGACGTTCGTAGTACCACTAGCTACCTTCGGCAGCACATGGAGATTGTAAATCTGGAGAAGCTGATCGCGCAGACCAGTCAGAATCCAGAGCTGCAGCGCATCGTCAAGTTGGATGGTGCGTCACGTGCACTGGTGTCCAACATGCAACTGCCCAGCAATAACCTTGTTCGTAATGAGGAAGAGGTCAAGCAGTGGGAACAGGAACAGCAACAGAAGCAGCAAGGCCAGCCGCCTGATCCTGCAACACTCAAGATGCAGGTTGACATGGCACGCATCGAACTGGAGAAAGAGAAGCTGCAGTTGGAGCGCGAGCGGTTGCAGTGGGAACGTGAAGATGGGCAGCAGCGGGCCATAATGGAATATCAGGCTAAGCAAGAAGCTAATGACGCACGCGCATTGGAAGCTAGTAGTGGGTTGCAGCAGGATCAACTGCGTCGAGATACGGCGATGATTACCCTAGCAGCTAAGCAGGATGTGGAATACGCCAAGGTAGCAGCTGACACCAAGATCAAGGAGAGAGATCTGGCCATTAAGGAGTTTACCGCAGGAGCGAGATTGGAATTGGACGCTAACAAGCAGGCGCTTACGGCGCAGGAGCTGGAGTTGGCACGCACTACTGGTGAGGGCATCTAATGAAATCAGGCAGGGACGTTGCTCTTGGGCTTATTGCGCAGCTACGTATGGATCTGGAGGACAGGCGGGACAAGTTGGAACGCAAGCAGTCGGATGTAGACACGTGGCAGACTCGTGGTGAAATTAACTACATTCGTGGCAAGATTAGTGAGATTGAGGCGAAGATCGCCAAGGGAGAATTCTAAGCATGGACGCACAAAGGGAACTAAATGGAAATAGTGCTGGTCCAACGGGCCAAGTGGATCAGGAAAAGCTGTTTGAGCAGTTCTTTAACAGCGATAGTCTAGACTACAATAGTCTGTTGGCAACACCCCCCGCACCGTCCCCACGGGACTCAAGTCACGGAGTGACAGCGGCTGAGGTGGAAACTCCTGAAACACCGTCCGCTACTGGTGAAACTCCTGAAGCGGTTGTGGCAGAGCAGAACGAAGTTGTGGCGGAATCCCAGCCCCCTTCGCAGTCGCCTGACCCGAACAGTTGGATAACCGCATTGCCGGATGATGTACGTGCCAATATTGAGCGGATTGCAAAGGAAGCTCAGCTGTGGCAACAGCGCCATCAGGAACAGGCGTCAAAGAATCGACGCTTGCACAATGAGGTAACTCAGCTAAAGACGATGGTGGAAGCGCCAAAGGCAGCCCCGGCAACGGCAGCTGACGAGGCAGATGATGTCTGGGATCAGTTGAAGTCAGCTGACCCGATTCTACACGCGGCTCTAGAAAAGAAGCTTAGTGCACTTGAGCGGAAGGTACTGCAGGAATCCGAACACAAGGTTCAGGAACGATTCCAGCCCCTTGAGCAAGAGCGTAACGAGGCATTTATCCAAGAGCAGCTGCAACAGCTGGATAGCTACGTCCCTAACTGGCGCGAAGTTACCCAAGATCCTATGTACCAGAGCTGGTTTGAAGCACAGACTCCGGGCACTAAGGCGCTGTATAACAGCCCACACGCAGTGGATTCGGCTCGACTCCTTCGTCTGTACGCAGATGACATGGAAAGGTATTTCGGGGCACAGCAGCCCGCAGCTACACTACAGCAGCCAGCCGCACCTGCAGCTAATCCGCAGGCTACAGCAATTGGGCAGGCACGACAGCAGAAGTTGGAGCGGTCGGCGCCCGTACAAGCGGCTCCTGTTGGTGTTCCTAAGCAGCAGCAGTTGTCTCAGGACCAGATGTTCAACAAGTTCTTCGATGATCCAGACGCGATTATCGCTATGCTCGCCAGTGCGAAAGCACGAACCTAATAAGGAGTTAACCCATGAGTCAATTTAATACTTACGGCGATCTTGGTGAAACGGTAGGTACATACGCCGTTGCCAAGTTGCTCAAGACTGCCGAGACCAAGCTCGTTCTCGACAAGTTTGCTTTGTCTGAGATGCTGCCTGCCAACAAGGGTGACCTTGTTAAGTGGCGCCGCATTCGTCCGTTCCCTGTCACCACCACAGCACTGTCTGAGGGTGTGACCCCGGCTGCGACCAACATCGAGTTTGATTCGGTCACTGCCCAGATTTATCAGTACGGTGCCCGCTATGCGTACACTGACGTTGCTGACGATCTGCTTGATCTGGCGTTCTTGAACCCAACCATCGAAGAGGCTGCCAAGCAGGCTGCGCTCACGAAGGAACTGTTGCTCTGGAATACCCTGAAGTCTGGTGGTACGGAGTTCTACACCAACGGTACTGCGAATACTGACGTGAACACCCCGCTCGACGCGGACGCTATTCGCGCTGTTGTGCAGCACCTTGATCGCAACATTGCTACCAAGATTTCCAAGATGATTAAGGCAGGTCCGAACTTCTCGACCGAGCCGATTCGTCCGGGCTACATCGCGGTTGGTCATAGTGACTTGCAGCGTGACTTGGAAGAGATGGACGGTTACGTTCCGGTTGAGAACTATGCTTCGTACCAGCCGGTGAGTGAGTACGAGGTTGGTAGTGCGTATGGTGTCCGGTTTATCCTGACTCCGCATCTGCAGGCTGACGCTGGTGGTGGTTCGACGACTGCCAACGGTATGCGGGCCACTTCGACGGTTGCTGATCTGTACACGCTTATCATCTTTGGCGCTGAGTCGTACGGTTCCGTGGCTTTCAAGGGTATGAATGCAGTGCGTGTCGAGGGCCGTAAGCCGAAGATGCTCACTCCGGGCGATGCACTGGGTCAGCGTGGTGAGATTGCGTGGAAGTTCTACCATGCCAACGCCATTCTCAATGACAACTGGATCGCGAACATCAAGTGCGCGGCCACCAGCCTCTAATTCTAAGGAGAATTGACTAATGGCTACTTACTACAGTCCGCTTTATCACAGCCCCGCTGTGCGTACTGCGTGTGAAACATCCGAAGGTGGTTTTGTGCAGATTCGGGGTCGGGTGGAGGTTCCGGTTGGTGTTGCTCCGGCAACTGGTGACATTCTGAAGCTGTTCATTTTGCCTGCTAATGCGTATCTGTTCCGTATCGCATTCTCCAACAATGACTGGGGTACTACGGTGCCGCTGGATACGTTGGGTAACGAGACTACGGCTACAGGTATTATCGGCGCTACCGATCTGGCTTTGGGTACTGCCCGTGGGTACGGTACGGCAGCTCCGATTATCTACATCAACGATTCGTTTACTGCGGATACTGCATGGACTGCTTCGGCATCCATTTACGCATTCAACAGTACTTCGTTCCCCCCGTCCGCTAGTGACGAGGACATCGTTGGTGTACTGGGCTCCGTTACTGCTGGCTCCACCAGTGGTTGCTGGCTGGGTTTCTCGGCTGAAATCTATGTGCCGGATGTGCGCGCTGTTACGGCCAGTAAGACGTACACGTGGAACGGCTTGTCTGCTGGTCAGGGCAACGCGTCTACGTAAGGTTGTTTGATGTTGTAAACACAGGGCTGGTAGGGGTAATAGCCGCCAGCCCTTCTTTTTGAAGTGACATATACCCAGCATCACCCGTAATCGGGGAAGCTGCGTACCGTGACGGGGCACGTAATGCCTAGCGGCACACTGAGTACGAAGGAGATTTGAAACTATGAGTAACGAATTGCGCGAACAGCTGGCTGCACTGTCGTGGCCGGATCTCAAGAAGGTAGCCATTAAGGAGTACGGTCTCAAGCCGCATCCTGAGTGGACAGCTCCGGATTATATCAACGCCATTATCGGCAAGATCTCCGGGTCTACCAAGTATGTCACTGACAAAGAGGCGTTGGATTCCAAGGATGCCAAGTGGGGTTGGAGCCGCATCAAGGTTCTGCGTACTGGGCGAGAGTCCGGCACTCACTGCATGGCAGCCCATAACGGCTTCCAGTTTGCTATCCCGTACAATGTGGAAGTGAATCTGCCGACTGTTACGGCGGAGTATCTGACCACCAAGAAGTCCCCCATTCCTAAGAATGCTGAGGACGGTAACGGCACCATCATCGAATACGAAGACCGCTGGCTCGTACAGTTCCTTGAAAAGAACTATGGACCCAACGGTGAGACCGGATACATTCCGCCTAAAGAGCGGCACAAGTATTGGAACGATTCGCGAGAAGCTAAGCTCGGTATCAAGCGCAAGTTCATGGAGCAGTTCGGTTACTGGCCAACCGATAAGACATTAAAAGAGCACATGGCGGCTGGTTACTTTAATGCCCAGCGTCGGAGTGCTGCAGCTTAACTAACAACATAGGAGCACGGAGTGGCCCAGTATATCGACCTAGTAAATGAAGCGCTACGGGAGTCTGGGTCCACTCTTGACCAGCTCACTAGTGGTACATTTGTAACACCCAGTGATCCGTTGTATACGAAATTTAAGGAATGGTGCAAGCAAGCGTGGGAAGACATCCAGACGGATCGTCGTGACTGGGAGTTTATGCAGGGCACCGCAGTGGTACGCCTGTCTCCAGCCATGGAGATTCATGGTGGCGATGCGCCCGTACTGGCTACAGGGTTTGATGGCATCGAGTTCCGGCTGCACAACACGGCTAACAGTGTGCTGTTTACAGCGGCATCGTCCGGGGCATTTACTCTCTCGGACGGCGCTATTGGGGACAACGATCTTGAGGGTCTGCTAAAGATCTCTTCGTTCGTTACGGACGCGTTCACTATCGAGCCCGGGGATCTGGTAACTAACTCGGCAGGTACTGTATACGGGCGCTTCACTCGGTGGGGACGGTATGACCTGTCTCAATCCGGTTCGTCTGGGTACGATAGCGTTGCAGATGTTGCTGAGATTAAGGTAGACAGTGTGGCTATCTGCGATCTGCAGACGGCTAGTGGCCAGAGTTACAACAGCTCGACGTATACCAAGCTGCAGTTTGTACCGTACAGCAAGTGGTTGGCGTATGGCTATGATCGTCCTAAGCATATTGGCATGCCCATCAAGTACACCATCTCTAACGATGGTAAGCTGGAATTCTATCCGCCGCTGGATACCACGTACAATCTGTACTTCGAGTACACCAAGACTCCGCAGACGTTCAGCACCTACACAGACACTCCTACTGGGCTACCGGCGCGTTTCCACAAGGCAATCTCGTGGCGTGCTTTGATGTACTACGGGGAGTACGACGGCATTAGCCGCATCTACAACATCGCCAAGAATCGCTATTCAAAGTTTGAATACGAGATGGTTCGAGATCTGCTACCAGAGGTGACTATCGGATATGATGCGCGACGGTTTTGAGGCAGGTCCTGAGCTTCTCCAGAAGGCTATCGTTCTTGATGGCGGACTGGATCTAGTAACCCCTAAACTACTGGTAGAGCCCGGGCGTCTTGTTGATTGCCTGAACTACGAGTGCGCCGATCAGGTCGGGTACAAGAAGATCGACGGCTTCGAGCGCTACGATGGTGGGCAAACTCCGTCTGCAGTTGCCACTAACTCGCTGGTAACAGAGTCTACCCTAGCCAACCTCACTTCGTACGGCATCACTGCTGGAGCAGAAGCCTATCTCTGGTGGACAAATAACCCACTACTAGAAGTGCCCATTCTAATTACGCGTATTTCAGACGGCACTTTTGATGGTGTGTCTGCGCGCACTATAGAATTTACGGTGGAAGACAGTACAGATCTGGCGGCTTTGTTGGTTGCTCGTCCGTACCCAGAACCCGTAGTACTGCTCAATAGTGGCCGTAGTGTGTTTGTGGACGTATATAGTTATGGTGGCACAGCAAACTACGCTATTATGGCGAGCGGCACACTGGCAACCTCGTTAGCCGCTACAGAAGTTACTCGTGCCACTATTGATGCGTTGCCTAATGATGTGTTTCCGTACGGGCTGCAGATGTACGACAACAAAATGCACGCGGTGGCCGATTGTCAATACATCTATCTGGTGTATGACCACACGCAAACTGTGCCAGTCTCTGCAGATGCCATGTTCTACATCGGTAACGTGTTCCGAAACGGTGCATCCGGACGGGAAGGCGTAATTCTTGATTACCGGTTCTTGTACGGGGATTTTGGATCTCTTAATACGGGCGGCACAATAGCTACTAGCGCTGTAGCTAAAGTACTTGTGCGCTTTACTAACACGGCGGCATTGACCAACAATACTGTGCTCAACATAGATCGGGCTAATCCTACGTACACAACTGCGTCTGTGGCGTACTGGAAGTATTGGAGTTCTATTTCCACCACTTCTGCGGTAGATACCACCAATGTGTGGGGTGGTGTGCTTTACTCCGGTCTGGAGGAAGGTGGCACCCGTACTTCTAGCAACGACTGGACACAGTTGGATATGGGGTTTGAAGTCGGGTTCTCGTCCGGAAACTCTTCTATCGTACCCCGTGAGTTGACTCGCGCAACCACTACGGCGCAGCTTAATAGTGAGCTACAGACTGCTGTGGGGTATCCTAACACATCGGCAAATACGTACGGCCAAACAATGCTGGCGTATCAGAATAGTGCTGCCAGTTTCCCGAGCGCTACTACCGATGGCAATGGAGCAGTAGATGGAAGCAGCTTTACATTTGACCTGTCTACAGCAAATGCAACTGGCGTGTACTTGGTAAAGGGGGCTGGTAGTCCGAGCAACTGGGGAGATGGCACCGCTATGACGTTCAGGAATTTGGGCATCAGTGTGCCGGAAGACGTGATTATTACCGGCATAACAGTCACATCTAGGAATTTCTACAACACGCCATCTGCGGGTAATGCTCTGTATTTTCACACGGTGACATTGACCACAGGCGGTGGTGTTGTATCTGAGAATAAAGCCAACGTCAACGACACTATGACTACTGCTGCTAATGGCACGTCAGCTAACGCAAAAACGTTTACGTATGGCGGGGCCAATATCAAGTGGGGTCTGGCGGAGCTGACTCCAGCTGTAGTTAATGACTCTGATTTTACGCTCACAATGACGCCGGCCAATACTACTCTGGGTAATGCGGCGTATTTGTTTTGGGACGTGCTAACAGTCACAATTCACTACTTCCGCCCAGTGGGCAAACTGTACTTCTACAACACTGGAGCAGGTTCTCCAAGTGAGTTGGAGATGAAGCTCGTGCGTATTAACGTGGCTAAAGGCTCGTGGGCAGCGGGAGACGCAGAAGGTACTATGCATCTGTACTCTCCAGTGGACAACAATACCCGCAATTATGTCACTGCAGGTGATGCCATTCGCCTAATCTCTGGAGGTAGTACTATAGGCACGGTGCGAAGTGTGCGTGGATCTTTCCTACCATCACACTCCGACGTTATTGCTGGCGATTCCCGCATGCAAATGCTAGCTGCTAACTACTACTTGAATCCGGACTGGGACTCCATTTATGGGTGCCACGGTTTGGGTAGGGCGTTTAGCTATGACGGCATTTATTTCCGCAAGATATACTCTGCGTATGATTCACAGCTGGATAAACCGCGCCACATCGCCAGCTATCGCAACTACCTTGCGTTGGGGTATCAGAGCGGCAACGTCTTGCTGAGTAAGTACGGGGAATCTGGACCAGAACCGGAGAACTTCGATCCGCTGCAGGGTGCTCGTGAATTCTCGTTTGCTGACAAGATCACCGGACTATCGCCGTTGGCTGACACGTCTCTGGCGGTATGTTGCCAAAGCAGCATTAACCGTATTGTCTTGAATCCTAATGCGGCTGATGCTAGAAATCTGTTTTACACGGCGGTGGTGTCTAGTGACTCCGGCGCTATCGAGTACACGGTAGCCACGTTTGGCAATATGACGTTGTACTGCGATCAGTACGGCATACGAGCTGTAGAGCAAACGGACGTTCAAGGTGCGTTTATTGGGAGGCCACTATCTAACAGCGTGTCCCCGTGGCTGCGTCCGCGCTTGAGTGCCAAGAAGTATTGGCTGGATTCTAGGACGGCGCAGGTTCCTTTGTTTGCGCACAGCGTACGTGCTAAGAATCAGTATCGAGTGTGGTTCTCGGACGGCTACGTGTTGTGCATGAATATGAACAGCTCTGAGGAATCCCCCCGGTTTACCCTGCTGCGGTATGGGTTTAACTTCGGGGCTACCACATACGCGTCATTGACCCCGATTGCGTACACGTCTTCTGTGGACTCCACAGGCACAGAGCGTCTTCACGTAGCTCACTGGAATCGGTTTGGCACTGAGGATGTGCAGTCAAACTCTCCAGACCTGTTCAAGTACGTGTTTGAAATGGAGAAGGGGTGGAGTTTTGATGGGCAGGACTTCCCGGCTAGGCTGACTATGAATCTCAGCTTCTTGGAGACTCCGTTCGATTACGACCAGATCCGTAAGGTGGAACTGCATGCTGCAGATTACAATAACACCACTCTGTTTGCGGGTTTCGGAACCAAGTATGGGGAAGAAGGGTCATACACGGGCATGACGCTAGGTTCTACGTTTGTTCCGGGTGGCCGGAATACGGCGGGAGGTGTGGCACTAGACTACACGCCGTTCGCCAAGATGATCAACGTAGCTTCTCGTGGGCGTCCGTTGTATTTGAAGTTCAAGAATTCTAGCACCGCAACAGGGGATACGTCTGCTTCGGCTATTGAGCCGCCACATATCCTGCAAGCCTTGCTGGTACAGTACACACCAGCTAGACAGGAGACATAAGATATGGCATTTGCTACTGCACAACAGTTGGGGCTAGGTACGCCATTCAACTACAATCCACAGTTCCAACAGGGACTGGGTGCCGGGCAGTTGTCTGGCGCTAACGTAGGTCCGGGTGGAGTATTCAACTATCGCCCGCCTGATGAGCACCTTGTTGCCGGGCAACTGCGCAAGAACATTGACAGCAAGAGTCCGCTTATGCTGCAAGCTGCAGGTAACGCGCAGGAAGTAGCCAATGCTCGTGGCATGGGCTCTGGTGCGTACGCCATTGGTGAAGCGCAGCGGGCAACTATTGACTCTATGCTGCCAGTGGCTGCACAAGATTCCGAAACGCTTACCAAAGTGGGCATGATGAATGCCAAGGCGGCGCAAGACAAAGACCTCATGATGCAGCAGGCCCTTATGGCTGGCGGCAATCAGAGCGGTGTTGTTGTTGAGGACATGTCCGCACAGGATCGTGAGGCAGAGCGTCAACTGCGTTTGCAGCTGCAGCGTGAAGCGCTTGCGTTTGAGGGAGAACAGGGCGCGTACACGCGTGAGCAGCAGCAGGCTATGGGCCTTATGGGTATGTACGGAGATCTGTATCAGGGTCAACAGAACTTCGGTAATCAGCGCCAGCTTGGCTATGATCGTTTCGGCTTTGATCGCGCTCTTGCGGGCGACCAGTTCGGTTACGCGCGGGCGTTGGCCGGCGATCAGTTTGGGTACAACAGTTCGCTTGCTCGTCAGAATGCGGACTTGGATCTGCGGCAGAGCTATTTCAACTACAACACAGCCACCGCTCGTGGGATGCAGGACTTCTATCAGCAGATCATCCTTGGCGGTATGCAGAATCCGGAGTTCATGGCAGATCCGGAAGGGTTCTTTGGTTTTGCGGAGTTTGCTACTGGCTCTGTCCCGGGTCCGGGCGCGGACTTCTTCAGTAGATTTTATGGCGGCGGTCGTGGCGGTAAGCGCCGGGGAGGTTACTAATGGGAATATTTGATGCTTGGAGTATTGGCTCAGATAGTAGCTCCGCTGGTGGGGGCGAAGGTGGCGGGGGCATCTGGGGTTCTGCGATTATGGGTGCCACCACGCTTATTGGTGGTCTAATCAACAGTCGAGGCGCGCGTCGAGCAAACCAGATGACACAGCAGGATAATCGAGAGAACATCCGGGCGGATCGAGAGCAGAATCGCGAGACTCTGCGTGCTAATATGCAGACTCGGCAGGATGATTACCAGCGAGAAGTTACGCGTAATCGTCGAGCCATCTCTCCGTATCGACAGATGTACAGCGGTCCACGCTTCCAGTTTGCGGAAGGTCAAGGCCCGGACGCACCAATCTACAATCCATTGATGGAAGCAGGTAGTTTGTATCAGCAGCTGGGGCAAGCTCCAGTAATGCCGTGGGACAAGCCGGCTACTACACCGCCGCGAGGACGCTAATATGCCTTTGATGCAGCAGGGCGTCGGAAGCCCAAACGATAATGACAGCGATGACGAGTACAACAAGACTGCCTCGGATCTAATCTTCGAGTCGGCTAAGGCATTCCTGTTGCAGCCAGAAGGCACCAAGAACTTGGTACGTACCCTACAGGGCGCTAAGGATATTGGCACAGCTATCGGCAAGATGGCTGCTCTAGTCGTATCCCGCGTTACGGGAGAGATGGACAAGGCCGGACTTGGTGTCGGAGAGGAGCCGGTGTTTGGTGAAGAAGGTGGACTAACTAAAGTACTGACCGCTATCTACGTGGTGGCCAATCAGAACGGGCTCAATCTTCAGATGGAAGACAGCTTGCTCCAAGCGTACGAAGTAGCCGAAGCGGATATGGAAAAGCTGTACGCTTCTCAGAAGGCGGGCGGAAGTGCTCCCCCGGAAGCGGCAGCTATGCCTCCGGAAATGCCGCAAGGTCCTATGCCTGAAGGTGCTCCTCTGATGGGAGGCATGTAACATGGCCCAGTACCAGAACGAATATGAAGGTATCGGCAATGCTCTGATGGGCATTGGCGGTATGTATTACACTGCGTCCGAGAAGCGCAAGGAAGAGGAGCGCAAGCGTAAAGAACTGGAGGACGAGCGGAAGTACCAAGAGGCACAGGCCGATAAGGCATATCTGCGGCAAGCTCCGTTGGACGTGCTCAAGAAGCAGCTAACTGAGGCAAGGATCGCATCTGCGGAAGCTGAGAAGACTCTTAAAGAGACTCAGACGTATATGCCGAAGACGCAGATGCTGGGCAACGTGGCTCGTACAACTATGCCCGTCCGAGATGCGGAAGGTAACTTGTCGTACGAGAGTACTGACGAGACTATGCAGCCACTGAATCCGTACCAACAACGTCCTGCCGCAGCTCCGCGCCCCATTGCTATGGATGGCCCGCAGGGTCCGGGCATGTACGTTCCAGACAGCACGGGTGGGTACACCAAGGTTGGCAAGCCGCTTCCTAAAGCCGCTGCTGCCGCTACTAAAGACCCTAATGTGCTGCCTACAAGTGCGCGTGCCAAGATGGAGTCGGATATTCTCGCCGCTCAGAATGTGTTGGATGCTTCTTCTGATAGTGACTTGATTAGCAAGCGCACTACTCGCGCCGCAGAGCAGGCCAAGATCAATGCACAGCGTAGCGTGCTGGACAAGTACAGCCCGAAGGCTCCCGCGTCTAGCGGCGGATCTCTTATGTCCGGATTGTTTGATGCCATTAAAGATGGCGTACGAGCAGCTCCCTTGGGCAAGACAGAAGAGTCGGCGGCTAGGGCAGCTATGGAGGGAGCAGTTCCAGTAGACGTTGCCGCGCAGAGCATTGCCACATCTACTGGGGAGCCGGCCAGTCTTATGGGTAGCAAGACGTTCAATCCTCCTACTGAAACTCCAAAGGCAAAAGAGAACGCTAAGCAGGTAGCACCATTCTCCGACATGGTAAATGCGTTCATCAAGAAGCAAGGAAGGGAGCCTACAGCCACCGAACGTGTTGCGCTTCGCAAGAAGTACGATGCGTGGCTAGCTGCTAACAAGGAGTAACAATGTCCGATAGGACTACTGCGTTTGATGACATGGACTTCTCTGACGTAGTGTCGGAGCCGAGTTCTATTGCCGCTTCCAACAAGAAAAAGAAGTCTGCGTTCGATGACATGGACTTCTCCGATGTTGTTGCTGCCCCCAGCATAGCAGCTAAGCCATACTCTCGTAGAGGATCTGTAGAGGCGCGCAATAAAGCCGCCGAAACTCCTGTGTTTGGTGAGCGTGGGTGGGAATTCCAACAGAATGCGGCTATTGACGCTGCTACTACCCCGGCGTTAGGAACTGCCGCATCTCGCGCACAATTTGCAAAGGATGTGGCACTAAAGGCGGGTGAGATGGGCGTACAGCCGGCTGCAGATAGCGCCAGTCCGGAAGTGCGGGCCGCTATGGAGCGTGTGGCTCCTAGTGGGCAGTTGTTGCCCCTACTCAACAATCCAGAAGTAATTGCGTCCAAGTTCAAGTCCGGATGGCGCGCAGCGGAAGCGGGTGCGGCATTGTTGGAATACAACACGACTGGTCGTGTCACCATTGGTGGGGATTCCGGAGATGCTCTGGATCGCTACGCGGACGGGGGCGGTCCTACATACCTAGAGGGCGCTGCTGCCGAGAAGTATATTCGCGAGCTGGCCTCTCCTAATGCGGACGATGCTACATCAGCTGCCTTTGACTCCGTGTCTTCGATGGGAACACGTGCCGCTGCGAATGCGCTGGCACAGCCTGAGAGTATACTATCCCTTGCTGGTGGTATGGTGGGTGGGGGTATGGGATCTGCTGTTGGCATGCTGCCTACGGCGTTCAAGGCAATGGGTTCAGAGTATCTCCAGAACCTACGGAACGGAGCTTCTCACGAGGCTGCTCTAGCTAACGCCATTGCCAAGATGGGCGTCGAGGCGGGTACTGAGTGGCTTGGTGGTAAGTATGGAGGTGAGGGCGGTGCTGTGCGCTCGATTGTGTCAGAGGGCGCAGAAGAGGGCGTAGCGCAGGTAGGTGGGTATGGGGTCGATGCGGTCAGTGGTGCATTGGCAGATAACTCTGCTGCGTTCTACGAGAAGCTCCCAAAGACCTGGGGTGAGGGTCTATCTCAGACGGCAGAAGCAGTGGCTACTGGCAGTATCGCTGCCGGTGCCTTGCGTGCTATTACCGCAGCTCCAGCTCTGGCTCTATCTGGCGTGGAGGCTGCGCGTAAACTACTGGATTCCAAAGAACGTGCGGCTCCTACGGAAGTGCCGCGTGCTCCGGCTGGTCCTATTCCCGTAGATCCATGGACTAGTGGCCCGAGAGATGTTGTGCCACCCGCACAGCCAGCGGCGGAACCTGTGCGGGCAACTGCCACCAAGCCTACCGCCGAATCTTTGATTACGCAGCTGATGACTCCTGCTGAGAAGGCCAAGTTCGACAAGCTCAAAGACCCAGAGCAGCGGCGGGCAATGATCGACAGCGCGGATGAGAAGCGCGCACAGATTGCTGCAGCTATGGCCGAGAATGCAGCGGATAGGGATTGGGTATCCAAGAATGACATCACTACGCATCCCACCTTTGCCGCTATTGAGGCCGCTGTTCGCGGCGGTGCCACCAGTCAGGCTAAGCTCAAGGAGGCTGTGCCCGGCGCATCGCGCATCATCACTAAGGCAGCCATAGATCATCTGGAGAAGGCGGGTGTGGTATCTCCCCCAGACAAGCAGCGTAGGCGTACGGTGCTCGCTCCGGCGAGTGTAGCGCCCGTGGATGCGGGAGCAATAAAGTCCAATATAGATAGCGCAATATTGCCATCTGTACAGCCTGCATCACAGCCTGCTGTACAGGACAATATAGTAGAGCAAAAGAACAGTGTTACCTTGCCGGAAGGCGGGCGTAGTCTACCACAAGAACCGGAAGTTGTAAATACCCCGGCTCCTGCTCAGACAGAAACTGTTCAGAAGTCTCCTAGGGTTGAGCCCAAGGGGCCTATTCGTCTGCGCCCACCAGCTCCTGTTGCTGTAGCCCCCGCCGTAGAACGCGCTCCAGAGCCCGCAGAAGCTGGGGGAGCTACTACCCTACCGGCCCCTACCCAAAACGCTCCTGTAGCCCCTGCTGTGCAGGCACAGACCCCTTCCGAGGTAGTACCTCCGGTTGCGGGCCTAACTCCGGAGACTAAGAAGCGCCGTCAAGCGGCAGCTAAGAAGTCTGCGCCAGCTACACCCGTAGTCGAGCCTCCGGCATATCCGGCTCTGGATACTGCATGGGTATCGTCTGCTGATCCGGAAGACGTAGACATCTGGAAGGGTACTCACGATGCTCACGCGAAGCGGGATGGCAAGAACCCAGAGGATACCTACGTCGGTCAGGTACTGCGTGGGATTACTCCGACTGTAGCTCCGACCGCAGATGACGGTGCTTTCGCAGAGAAGATGAAGCTACGTATTCCGGAGGCTCCGCCGACAGTGGCCGCAACTGGTGCGGTGGCCCCACAGCAAGCAGAAGATACGGTGCCTGCTCCAACCGCAGAAGCCACACCAGTCATCCCCTCCCCTAAGCCAAAGTCCAAGCTTGTAATCAAGCAGGAGAAGGAGGCGGCTGCGCGGGAGGTGGCACGAGTTGCTGCGGAAGAAACGGCTAAGGCCGAAGAAGCACGCATTGCTGCCAAGATCCCCAGTGATGCGGAGCTGGCTATGTCCGGTATGTCTCCCGGAGAGATTGCTCTTGCCAAGAAGACTAAGCCACAAGAGATTTTCGATGCGGTTAGTCGTGGGGAGATCTCCACGCCGCAAGGCATGCGTCCCGTTACGGATGCAGATATTGCTGCGGCTAAGACGCGCCCGGACAAAGAGCGCCTGACTAAGCTCAAGGCCAAGTACGAGCAGGCTACAGACGCACCACGCAAGCTTCCCCCTGCCACGATTACTAATGTCCGTAAAGAGGCTATTGCACGTGCGTACGAGCGCATCAAAGCAATGGCGCAATCTCCTAACATGTCCCAGTTTGATGCGATTCCAAGCGATCCGGAGTCCACTAAAGCTATTCTCGGACTGCAGGCAGCGGCCCAGAACTCTCCAACTACGGAAGCCGAACTGGCTAAGAAGTTGGAGGATCAGTACGTAGAGAACTACAAGCGTAATCATCCTGAAGCCACTGAAATAGAGGCGGAGCCAGTAGTAGAGGCAGCAGCGTCCCCAGTTCCACAAGGAGTATTCAATGTAGTAGCTCCCGGAGTATTCGCCACCTCACAAGTATCGGAATCTCTTCGTGGCCTTACGGCTATGTGGAGGGACATACTCAAGATTGGACCACATGTATACATCACCACATTTGCTGATCTAGAGGCAAACAAAGCGCAGTTTACTGGTGAGTATACTCGTATCCTATCCCTTAATCGGGGTGCGGGTACTAATGGCATAAAGGCAGTTCTGGCCGACGGCAGTTACATCATAGCGCTTAATCCTACTTTAACTACCAGCCAAACTTTGGAAGTTCTTGGCCACGAACTCGGACACGCACATCAAGAAATAGCGTTCGACAATGCCGACGACGCAACAAAGAGACTGCTGTATACCGCGTACGATGCGTGGGCAAGAGACAATGCGCAGTCGAGTAACTCCGCAAAACAACTGGTCATCACCAGAGCCCCGCGTTCTCTGGGAAGGAAGATCAGTGCGTCAGCTCGACCGGGAATGACCGTAGGTCACTTGAGTAATCCGACATACTGGCGATCATTTAACGAGTGGTACGCGGATCAAGTAGCTCGTTGGGCTACTACATCTGATGTACCTTTGACTGCAGTTGAAAAATTCTTTAGTCGGCTCGGCATGGCCATGCGTGCATTCTTTAATAAAGCACGAAACGCACGGTATCTTCCAGATCCTAGTTTCTCGGCGTATATGGCAGCCGTTACTAAAACAGCAAAAGACGCTACTTCTCAAAGTAACAAAGCTGGCACTATAAGTAGCATTGAAGAAATGGCCGCTATTACAACTCCCGCCGAGAAACCTCTGACGGATACCGAGAAGGGTGTTGGCACTCTTAACCGAGTAGCCGATGCGGTCATTGGTCTGGCCCGTAATCGTGGTATTGCTAGCCAAGATGCACAGGACATGATCGAGTCTCGTCACGGTATCATGGAGGCTATGCGCGTAGAGGGCGAGTCTGCCATCGAGCAGGTGAAGCAAGAAATGGTAGATGCTCTGCGTGGTGCCAGTGCTGCTACCCGAGAGACGTACAAAGAGAACCTGCTGAAGTACCTGCACGGCGATACTACAGTCCCCCTGCCAGCATCCCTGAAGCAGCGTATCGCAGAGCTGCGTAAGCTGATGGACGACCGCTCTCTGGCCATGGTTGCCATGGGTCTCGTGCCGAAGGACAAGATCCGTACGGTGCTGGAGAACATCGGCAAGTGGACTCACCGGGACTTCAAGGTGTTCAACTTGGAACCGGGACGAAACAATCATCCGGGTGAATACAAGAAGCTGGTCATGAAGCTGGCCAAGCACGGGCGCCGGGATATTGTCAAGGAAGTCGTAGCTGATGTCGTAGAGGCTATGCGGGTACCTGACGCAGCTACTCTGAACGCGCTTATCGCTTCCGCTAAGGATACGGGTGCCAAGGATCATGAAGATGCCGTGGCTACCATTGACCTGTGGAAGCGGAGGTGGCGTCTGCACTCTACTCTCAGCACTAAGGAAGTGCACAAGCGCTTGCTGGATATATCTAAGATGGACGAGGCAGAGCTGCAGAAGCACGCTGCTGAGTACGCTAACTACATGCTCAATCCGCTGCACGAGAACGCTCCCGCAGATGCTAAGGCAGACTTCAATCGCTTCAAGCAAGTATATGCGGACGAGACAGCACTGTCTAAGGACCGTACCCAGATACCGAAGTGGCTCAAGACCCTGTGGGGCGAGTACACGGATTGGGAGACGGTCAGTGTGCTAAGCTTGGATAATCAGGCGCAGATTCTCACCAAGTTCGTCACTATGTCTAGGTATAAGGCGCGGCTTCTCAGCCAGAATAGAGCGTTCAAGTCGGACTCCAATCGTAGCAAGGTCGGCTATACGTTGCTGGATGGCAAGGCGTACGGGCCACTCAATGGCTACTATATTCCGGATAAGGATCTGTGGCTGATACAGGCATCTACCACTATAGACGCACTGGACGTGGCTCTTGGTGCGCGAGAGCGCGGTGGCCATTCCCTCCAAGCCAACCTGCGCAAGATTGCGTCTGGTGTCGTGGACGTTACTAGCACTATCGGGGCTCCATTCAAGGTGGCTCAGGTACTGGCCAGCCATACCACAGTGCTTATTAACGCGGGCGTCACGGCGCTTATCCTGTCTGGTGCAATCCCGAATATACGAGGAGCGCTTAAAGCCATACCCAATGCGTTCAAGATTGCACGCGCCAGTTCGTTCGCGGACATAGGTATACGTACGTCGCGTACCGGCCCGTTTAAGGGTGTGGGTATGTTGGGGCGTGCGCTGGAGAATGGGTCAGAATTGCAAAACCAGCTTTTGTTCTTGATCTCACACAATGTGCTGCACGATGCGGCGCTTACTGCCGATATGCAGCGCAAGCAGCACGAGCAGCTGACGCAGGAAGTGGACGCTATGCTGGACTTCAGTGCGCGTCTGGCCAAGTACTACGCCAATCCATTCCACATGTATCGCTACGGTAAGGACAGACTGTCCCGCCTCAACAGCGCGGGCGATGAGTTTGGTAAGTACATCATGTGGGCTACCCGTGTGGATGGTTTGATGGCCGCAGATCCCAGTATGTCCGAGGAAGAGGCCAAGATCCTAGCAGCTAAGCACACTGCTGATACGATGCCCAGCTTCATGAAGTCCATGCCCGTAGCTAGGGTCATTGGTAACACGGGATTGGCCAATCCGTTTATGACATTCAACACGGAGCAGCTACGTAACGTTTACAATAGTTTGGCTATTGCTGCGGAATTCGGATTGAAGAGAAAGGGCCGGGCGGCAAAGATGTACGCAGCATCTGAGCTGGTGAGTACTCTCGTACGTCTGGGTGGCATATCTATGTATAATGCTATTGCAGCGGGTCCGCTGCTGGTTATTATGCAGGCAGCCACCGACATGCTGGACGACGATGATGACGAGGACAAAAAGAAGAAGGAAGAGGAGCAGATCACTGCTGGTATGGCGTGGAATACCGGAGAGAAGTACGAAGCTATTCGAGCAGCCCTGCCATCGCACATACACGGAGGCGTACAGATTCTCCGAGATCTGGGTGATGGCAAGTACGTCCTCACCAGCGGCCAGCGCTTTGATCCTGCCATGGCCGGCGCGCTGCTGGAAGCTGCTATGTATGAGGGAGACGGCGCGTTTGAGGACGTGCTTGTTGACACCTTCGCACAGCTGGCCCCCACTCTTCCGGGGCTGCTCAACGTGGCTAGCGGATACACCAATCTGTACACCGCCAAAGAGGACTCTGACGCGAAAGTGCAGGCAGCAGACCAGATCTCCTTGGGGCTCAGCCAGCTGGCGAAGACGTACACCCCGGGTAGCTGGAAGACCACAGAGCGAACGTCTAAGGCGGCTGAGCAGGGGGTCGAGCTGACTACGCGAGAGAAGATCCTTAACAATATCGGCCATACTGTGCAAGTATTCGACTCGCACAAAGCCGCTTCTCGTATTGCCGCAGATTACAACAGCGTGCAGCGTGACGCTATGCGTGACGTGAAGGATGCGATGGAGGATAAGGAGGAGACTCTGGACTTCCACGCAGCTACGTTGCGCAAGCTGGCTCTGTGGGAACGCGCCAAGAGTAAGGTCGATAACCTTAAGGCTATGGGCATGGACTTCGGTACGGTATGGGATGCCGTCAAGAATGATCCCATCTCGAAGGGCATTAACAAGAAAGAACTCGTGGGCTTGTACGAAGGCACCTTCCCGCTTCCAGATTATATCGAGATCGTGGGGAATTCCCGCAAGACTGCGCTGGTCAAAGCCGGTACTAAACCAGAGGAAGTCGATGCTCTATACGAATCGTATTTGAAGCAGGCGGATGCTGCCGAGCAGCAGATGCGGGCTATTCTGGAATCACAGGGAGTAACAGTACAATGATGAACAGATCCGCATTGAATAGCATCCGCAGTTCCATCGGAATGGGGCAAGGCAACATCCGCAACACCGCAACTAGGAGTAAAGATATGAAAGCACAGAGCACTGCAAGTAATCAGGTCTCATGGGATAATCCGGGATTGCCTCAGCAGGCTCCTGTGTCAACGCTTCCTATGGGTTTTAGTGGATCGCAGCCAGCTGTCCCACCGACTCCTTCCCCGGGGCCACTGTCGCAGGGCGGAAGTTTCGTGTCGCCGCAGTTTCAGAGCGGGGTACACTCGCAATCTAGTTATGGCCGCCAGCTAAATCGGTTCATGGGTGCGGGCGGTAACTTTGACCAGTTCAAGCCCCGCATGGGTGCCGTTGGTCCAGCCTACCGTAACGGCATGTCCGCTCGCCCGTTTACTCCTCCGCCTCCGGCGTACAAGCCGCCTGATGAAAACATTGGACTGCCGCCGCAGCCCGTCGAATCTACTAGCTATGTTCAGCCTAACTTTGGCGGAGGGTTCTAACTATGTCACTCACATACTTGCAGCAGATGGGTAACCAGTCCGGGCCGTATGGTGGTGTGGCTACAGGCCATGCTCCGCAGCAGCCGAACATGGGTCTTGGTCCTAATCGGTACATTCCTCCGACGTTCAACTACGGCAGCAACGGACAGGGCTCTCGCCCGGATTACTCCCGTATGGATTGGAACCAGATGCAGGCACACTATTTGCCAAACATGACAAATCAGGGCGGCACTGCCAATACGTACATGCAGCAGCTCCAGCAGATGCTCGGCAACTTCGGACAGCAGTACGGCAGTCCTAATCGGCAGCCACAGATGCCCAACTTCGGCAGCTACAACCCCGGCTTTGGGGGTCCGACTAGCTTCTACGATCAGCAGATGAGTGGCGGCGGTGGGCGAGGGCAGATGCCGCAGTTTAACCCGTACATGCTGATGCGCAACAACATGCAAGGCATGGACTTCAATGAGATGTTTGATCCGCGCTTTGCTGCCCTGTTTGGCGGCAACCGCTTCGGCTCTCGTACACCTAACGGGCCAAAGCCGCAGACGCAGCTGATTGATGGCCAGTACGCCAGTGGCGGAAAGCCGGGTGGTGGC